CCTATGCTCATTCTTATACTCTTCCTGACAAGCTGGGATTCACTTCCTAAGTGGCAGGATATTGTAATAGGATTACTTAAAACATTTACATGGTATTTATTTGTGATTAATTTATTTTTAATAGAATTATGATTGATATTAAGTTGAATCTAAGTATTGAACTTCCAGGAAGTACTATGCTTAGTAAGGAGGAGTGCCTTAAAACAACTCACAAAGTGATTGAGAAGAAGACCAAAGGTGGTAAAATCTACAAGAAAACCATTAAGGTAAAAGTAGAGGATTGGGATAAGATGGAGAAACACTCTATGAGAGTGACTGATGAGGGTGGCATCAATCCTGAGATTATCACTTTCCATACAAGAAAGTGTAAACCTGCTGCACAGTCCTTGAATATAGGTAAGGAGGCTTATGAATATATGATTGACAAGAATTCTTGTCCTTCATGGCTTAAGCCTAGCAAATGGGCTGCAATGAGTAAAAAGGAGAGACTTGAAGCTCATTTGCAGAGAACAGTAGAATACCTTGGAGGTACTTCATACACTTATCAGGTGTTTGAGGACTAAATAGGAATGTTTTTATAATAAGGGCAGGAGTACTAATAATACTCTTGCTCTTTTTACAATCCTCTGACTAAGCAAGATAAAATTAAGAGATTATGGGATATGTTCCTAAATTTATACACCTTGACCATTCCATTGCTGTAAATTATCCATTTGGTATTTATTGGGAGCATAGTTATATACAACAGAGTGCAAAAGCAATTTTCAATACATATAAAGAAGATATTGAGGAAGGTACAAGCATTACTTTTGTAGCAAGAGGTACATCAGGAGCCATGATTGCAGGTGCTATGCTTAATGAGTTACATAATATTGACCCAACTACTAAGACCTATATCCTAATTGTCAGGAAGAAAGAAGATAAAAGTGCTCATTGTTCTTCATTAAAAGGAATTGATAATATTAGTACCACAAAGTTTATAGTTGTGGATGACTTTATATCATCAGGTGAAACCATTAAAGCAATTATACAAGAATTGGATAAGTACTTTGCTAATATAGCACATCATTCTATTAATAAGTATGATATGCTTTGTGTAAGTAACTCCATTGATGCAAAAACATTAAAGAAGAACTCATGTGATGATTACAGGAAATGGAAAAAAATCTGCTCAAGATTTGAATATGTAGTATGTTGTCCTAAATCAGAAGAGGATGAACAAAAAAGTAAAAGTAGTTTATGGCAAAAATATGGATTATAGTTTTACTCATAATATACGCGATAGTCCTATTTAATCATTATGAGCCATTAATAGATATAATAGTACAAGGTAAAAGGTATAGTGTATTACTGTGGTATAACAGCTACAAGTCAAACTATCCTAATAGACCTATAGTAGTAAGAAATTACATACAACTATTTGTAATATGAGTAAAGAAAAGAAGCTAGATATAAGGTAATGGGACTAATAATATGAGAAAATTCATTATGAGAAATAAATGGTTGAAAGCACTTATTGTAACAGCTACAATAGTGACATGGAGTGTAGTAATTGCATTACTCTTACAAGTCAAGAGTATAGTTTTTCAACAATCAAAGGTTGATACTGTCTCTGTAATAGAGGTGGCTGATACCATTATTAATGAGCAACCAAAGTTCTTCTCTCAGATTCCTAAGGAGGGTCTGAAGGAGGCTTTGTCTTATTATGGTTTAAAGCATAAGGATATTGTCTATGCACAAGCTATACTTGAAACAGGACATTTTAAGTCAGACCTATGTCTGAATGGTAATAATCTGTTTGGATTATATGATAGTAAGAATCACAGGTATTATACATTTGACCATTGGAAAGACTGTGTCATAGCTTATAAAGAGATGATACAGTATAAATACAAAGATGGTGATGATTATCTAAACTTTCTTAAAGAAATTAGATATGCTAGAGATTCTGAGTATATTTGCAAACTTAAAAAACTAATTAAAAATCCACCGTAATATGAAAGAAGAATGGAAAGACATTGCTAATTTAAAGGAATGTAACTCTTCTTATAATAATTCTTATGTAAAACAATGACAAGAAAAGAAGTACAAGAATTAGCTCTATCAAAGATTGATAGGACTAAATATATTATCTTAGAACTCATCACAGGTATGGGTAAAACCAAGATAGCAATAGACCTCATTAATCATATATGTGATAGGGTATTCAGGAATGATGAATGTCCTACTACTATACTTATCCTTGTGGCAAAGACTGTACATAAGCAGACTTGGAAGGATGAGATTGAGAAATGGGGAGGTATCAAGTCTGACTATATTACCATTGAATGCTATGAGTCACTAAAGAATTATGAGAACTCATGCTTTGATGTAGTAGTGGCAGATGAGATGCAGCATTTGTCAGAAGCAAGAATTGATGTATTGGAGACTATTCATATTAATGAGTCTTTCATTGGATTGTCTGCCACTATTAAGAGAGACATGAGGGATTATTTCATCTACAACCATAAGGCTGAGGTTATTAAGTGTGGCCTTAAGGAAGCTGTAAAAGATGAAGTATTACCTGAGCCTATAGTATATCTGCTGCCTTTGACTTTGGATAATTCTATATGTAAATACAGAACCAAAAGATTTGGTAATGAGGTTACTACTACTCAGAAAGGTTATTATGATAGTCTCTCTTCACTTATAGAGTGGTACAAGAATAAGTACTTTAACTCAAGAAATGAGAGAGTAAAGAACTTATGGCTTTCAACAGCAGGCAAAAGGTTGAAGTGGTGTGCTGAACAGAAAGAAGCTCTTGTGCTATCTCTTCTTGACAAGTTTAGGAATTACAAGACTTTGACTTTCTGTAGTAGTATTGAGCAGTCAGAGAGGTTAGGTAAATACAATATCACCTCAAAGAATAAGGCTTCAGTAAAGAACCTTGAAATGTTTAATCTTGACAAGATTAAGCATATCACTGCCTGTAACATACTCAATGAAGGTGTGAACTTGACTAATTGTAGGATAGGTATATTCTGCAACTTGAATAGTTCAGAGATTGTAGTAAAACAAAGAGTTGGTAGAATACTTAGACATAAGTCTCCTATTATCATCATACCTTATTTCAAGGATACAAGGGAAGAAAAACTTGTGAAGAAGATGATAGAGGAGTACTCTAAGGATTCTATCATTAGTGTTGATAGTATTAATGACATTAAGCTATGACAATGTGTTTAAGTAAGGAAGGATGCCAAAAGAACAATATTAGTCTTGCTGAGGCTCTTTTAATGCTTGTCATCCATAATAATGCTGACCTTGATATAGCTCAAAAGGAGCTAATTAAGAAAGGCTATATAACTGCTAACAGGGATGACTTGTTTCAGCAGATTGGATGGAGACTCACTAATAAAGGTACTAAGGTAATAGATTCTGTAATTGTAGACTCTGATAAAAAACAAGAACCTGATGATAGGTTGGTTCAGTTGGCTACAAAACTCAAGGAGATATTTCCTAAGGGCAAGAAAGATGGTACTAACTATTATTGGGCAGATGGAGTGGCTTTAATTATACGAAGATTGAAGCTATTCTTTAAGAAGTATGGAAATACTTATACTGATGAACAAATCATACAGGCAACTAGTAAGTATGTGGAGGGTTTCAATGGGAACTATACATATATGAGGTTATTAAAGTATTTCATACTCAAAGAGAAAGTTGGTGCTGCAGGTGAGGTTGAAGGAGACTCAGAATTGGTTAGTTATATTGAGAATGCTGATCAAGAAGAAACTCTTAGGAATGATTGGGCTACAACATTAAAATAGTATGAAGGAAAGTATAAGTTTAATATGAAAGAAAGTATGAGTTTAAGAGAAAGAGTTGTTGCTAATCTTGAAGAAAGAAGGCAACGAATCCTAGATGGGCAGCTTAATTGTATCCCATCTCCTTTCAAAAGATTCAGTGAAGATTTCATTGGTATTGAGCAAAGTTGCTATTATACCATAACTTCTTTCACTAAGGGAGGTAAATCTCAATTTACTTCCTACACTTTTATCTACAAGCCTCTCATGTTCTGCTATTTTACTAAGGCAGATATTGACATCAAGATATTGTATTTTCCTTTAGAGGAGACTCCTGATAGGATTATGCAAAGATTTATATCTTGGTTACTATTTGACTTCAGTAAGGGCAAGATAAGAGTTAGTCCAAGAGAGTTAAGGAGTACTACCTCCCTACTATCTGAGGAAGTCTTGGATATAATCAACAGTGAAGAAATCCAAGACATACTTGAGTATTTTGAGGAGCATGTAATATTCCCTGAAGAAGCTGCAAATCCTACAGGAATATATAAGTACTGTAAGAATTATGCAGAGGAGCATGGTACAGTATATACTAAGATTGGTCAATATAAGGATGTGTTTGACAGGTATGAGCAAGATAATCCTAATGAATACAGGCTAGTCATAGTAGATACCATCAATCTCATAGATACTGAAAGAGGAATGACTCTCAAGCAATCTATGGATAAGCTGAGTGAGTACTGTGCCAAGTATCTCAGAAACAGGTATAACTATTCTCCTATCATTATTCAACAACAGGCATTTGACCAAGAGGGCAATGAGGCTTTCAGAATTGGCAGGGTAAGACCTTCTGTTGCAGGATTAGGAGATAGTAAGTATACTTCAAGGGATAGCAATGTAGTTCTTGGATTGTTTTCACCATTTAGATTTGCACTAAAGGAGTATGAGGGATATGATATATCCAAGTTTAAGGATAATATCAGATTTCTTGAAATGATAGTGAATAGAGATGGTGAGATGGGTGGGCTATGTCCATTATTCTTTGATGGTGCAGTATGCCAATTTGAAGAACTTCCAAGACCAAACAATAAAGGTGAAATAGCCAAAATATATGACTATTTGAAGCACATAAGAGGTGCAGCAGCTAAGTCATTTTTTAGTTATGGAATAAAGAAAAAGAATAAGAGCTTGCGTAATATTGGACTATTTAGTAAATTCGCAACCCTTTTCAAGTAAAAGTAACATTATAAAACAAAAACAATGGCAAAAATTCTAGTTTTAGCAAAATCAGGCTTCGGAAAAACTACCTCCTATTGTGGTAGAGAGAAGTTGGGAATTAAGGGGCTTGACCCAAAGGAAACCTATATCATTCAGTGCATTGGCAGAGGTGTTCCTAACCCTAATTTTAAGCTGATTGAGGGCAGTATTGGAGTAGAGAATGTAGGTAAGCCTACACAGAAACTTGTAAATGCAAATGCCCTTGGTACAGGTAATAGAGTGCAGGTAGATAATCTTACAGGTCTTGATAGGTTTGCAGTGGTAGCAGAACTCATAAATATGCTAAAGAAATCTCCTTTCAAGAATATTATAATTGATGACTTCAATTATCTTGCACAGGATTTCTATATGGCAAATGCTATGAAAGGTGGATGGGATACTCCTAAGCAGATTGGCTATGGAATGGGTCTCATCTTTGATGCTTTCAAGGGACTTCCTGAGAATAAGAATATCATCTGCTGTGCCCACTATGAGGAGTATAAAGATAAGAATGGTGACTCTATTTCCTATAAGTTTAAGACTACAGGAAAGATGGTAGATGACTACATTACACCTGAGGGTAAATTTGATATTATCCTCTTTGGCAAGGTAGGATATGATGCAGAAAACAAGAGACCTATCAAGCACTTTGTCAAGGAGTTTGATGGAGAATATCCTGCTAAAGACAGTCTTGGTGCATTGGATGACCTTCCTGATGAAATTCCTAATGATTTGTCTATAGTAGTAGACAAATTGAGAGAGATTTATGGATAGGAATGAGACTGTAGAATTATCAAGGTTGGCTGCTTTTGGTGGGGTGCCCATACACAAGGCACTTAAAGCAATCACAGACTATTGTCTTGAAAAGGGTAAGTCAGATATTGACATCTCAGTACTTAGAGAGTACTTAGAGAGGGATGTTATTATGTTGGGTTTCTGCCTAAATCAAGCCTTAGAATACTTTGAAGGAAAGTTTGTGGTATGCAAGCTATGGAGTGCTCCTAATCCATTAAGTAATACGGAGCAAAGGAAGTTATTACAAATCTTTTAATTAAGAAAATATGAAAACATTGACAGTAAGACAGTTTGCAGGTGTAAAGAGAATTGCACAGAATGTTAATCCTTTGGTAGCAAAGAAGAATAAGATTGCTGCCAAGATTAAAGAACTCAATGCAGAGTATAATGCTCTGACTGAGGAGATTGAGGGACATGAAATGGGTGTCAAGTCTTTAACAGGTGGTCTTACAAGTGAAGACTTGGTTGTCAAGAAGGTAGAAGATACAGGTAAGGTTGGTAAAGATGGTAAACCTGTAAAGGTTACTAAGTATGAACCTAAGGCTAGTGTAGTAGTATTCAATGAAGAGACTAGTGTATATGAGATTCATATAGAGGAGCCTGAGGTTGAAAATGTTGCTCCTGAGACAGTAGATGATACTGAGAAGGCACCTGAGATAGAAATAAAAGCAGGTGAAGAGTCTCCTTTTAACCCTACTAATCCTTTTAACAATGATGCAGAAGCTAGTGATAAGCTGCCCTTTGAAGATTAATTAATTAGAAACTAAAAAAAAATAAGAATATGAACAAGAATAATAACATAAACAAGAATAATAACATGAACAAGGATAATAATAAAGTTGGATATGCTTTTATGGCATTTAGTAAAGGAACAGAGAATAAAGAGAGTAATGCAGTAAAGAGATATACAGGTGTAGCTCCTGTAGTTATTTTGGCTGTGAATCCTAATAAAGCAGAGTTAGAGAAGCTGTATAATACCCAACTTGAAAATGACCCTGAATATCTAGGTGAAGTTGAAGTAGGTGAGGACAAGCACAAAGTACAGAATAGCAGACTTGACTTCATTGTTAAGACTGATGCTAATAAGTGTGGTGGTATTGAATTTACCACTAAGATAACTTTCTTCATCAAAAGGGAATACAGATACAATAAAGATCAGACTAAGATACAGGTAATTGATAAGTATGGTAGAACTGCTTGGGTTACTATAGAGCAGGCTAAGGCACATGAGATTCCTATGTATAAGAATGGTCCTGCCAACATTGATAAGGACTACAGACCTGCTTATAATGGTGAGGAAAAGCTTACTAACTTCATCAAGGCATACCTTAACATTCCTAATGTAATGAAGTATGTCAATGAGAAATGGGTTATGGTAGATAATCCTGAGGATTGTGAAGCAAGACTTGAGCACATTGAGGATTACTTCAAGGGCAATTTCAAGGAGCTGAGAGATGTTATTGCATTGCAACCTAATAACAGGATTAAGGTATTGTTTGGTGTAAAAACCACTGATGATAACAAACAGTATCAGGCTTTTTATGACCAAATGTTCTTGAGGAATTTTACCACTGACTATAGCAAGTTAGATGCAGATTTACAGGAAAGAAAGGCTGCAGGAGCTTATCCTACTACTGAGTTTACTGTGTGTGACTTGAAAGAGTATAATGTTAAAGCTACTAACTTCAGTAACTTTGATTTAAGTGATATACCTTTCCCTGAGCCTGAAGAGTCTAATCCTTGGGTCTTTGGAAAATAAGTAGTAATCTCTCAAGAAAAAGAATAAAGAAAAAAGAGAAAGAAGAGAAAAAAGAGAAAGAAGTAAAAGTAAAAAAAGAAAGGAAGAAAAAGCATGGCTGTCAGCAAAGGTAAATCTTCTGTTACTTTAAGTGATATCCTAGAAAAGACAACAGAGGCAAATATTCTGTCATTCTATCTAGGAGTCACTAAAATTCCTTGTACTATACCTAGTCCTCTTAGGAAAGATAACAAGCCATCATTTGGTCTGTACTCTCCTAATGGAAAGAGGATATATTTTGTGGACTTTGCAACCAAGGATAGGGGAGATGTATTTAATCTCCTTTGTCAGATGTGGGGGTGCAACTTTAGTGAAGCCCTAACAAGGATAAGCAAGGACATACCAAAGCTCTGCTCTATAGGAACATCTAATGTTTATAAACATATTCCATGTACTGTGAGAAGTACCATTGAATGCAGAAAGAGTACTGACTTACAGTGCAAAGTCAGAGATTGGGCATCTTATGATGTTGAATATTGGAAATCCTATGGAATAAGTCTTGATTGGCTGAAGTATGCAGAAGTTTATCCCATATCACATAAGATTATCATAAAAGATGGTCATAGATATGTGTTTGAGGCTGACAAATATGCCTATGCTTATGTAGAACACAAGGAAGGTAAAGTTACTCTAAAGATATACCAACCTTTTAATAAGAATGGTTATAAATGGAGTAACAAACATGATAATTCTGTAATTAGCCTATGGACTAAAGTACCTGAATATGGGGAACAGATTTGCATTTGTTCTTCACTGAAGGATGCTTTATGTCTATGGGCTAACACAGGTATTCCATCTCTTGCCATTCAAGGTGAGGGATATAGGATAAGTAATACTGCAATTAGTGAACTGAAAAGAAGATATAAACAAATCTTCATTTGCTTGGATAATGATGAGCCAGGTTTGAAAGATGCTCAGAAGTTAACTGAGGAAACAGGTTTTACTAATGTAGTATTACCACCCTTTAATGAGGGGAAAGATATTTCAGACTTGTATAAAGCTAGGGGTAAAGATGAGTTCCTTAGAATAATCAAGCCTTTATTTATTTCTTTAAGACATTATAAAAAAAAGTGAAAACATGGAAGCAAGAAAAATTACAGTTGTACAGACTAAGAATCAGAAGAAAAGTGTTATTATGTCAGCAGCCATGACCCTTGCTGAGTTGAAGAATGACTTGAGAGCCAATGATATTGACTATGATGGTATGACCTTCTTTGAGGGTACATCAAAGGTTGAATTGAAGAATGATGCTTCAGTCCTACCACATGATGTTCCTTACAAGGGAACTATCACCAATGAGTTGGTTTTTATGCTTACTAACACCAACAAGAAAATCAAAAGTGGTGCTGTTGCAATGAGTAGAACTGAAGCATATAGTGCTATCAAATCTATGGGTTTACAAGATGCCTGTGTAAAGAAGTTTGGTAAGAACTTCACTATGTGTAAGACTGCTGACCTTATTGCATTGGTACAGAGTAATAGTGCTTCAAAGCCTGCTCCTAAAGCTGAGACTAAGAAGGAAGAAATACCTGCAAGTAATGGAGATGAGTATGTTGATGCTGTAGCAAGGGCTGCTATCAGCAAGTTGGTGGAAATTCTTGAGAATAATAGCACAATTGAGGATTATGAGAAAGAAGAAGTGATTGGTATTCTTGGGGGTAAGGTTGCAGTAAGTGATACAGCTTCTGAGGAGTATAAGCCTAAGTCAGCTTCTCCTTACTCTGATGATGAGATTGATGATATGTTCACAGGAATGGGTATTAATTAACAAAGGTAATGGGTATTAATTAACAAAGGTAAGTAACAGTAGGTAAGGAGGTTAGAAATATCTCCCTTACCTATTTTTTACAGTAGTATGAGCAAAGAAGTAATTAAATTAATTGAGGAGAAGATAGAGGAATTATATAACTCCTTGATGGATAAGCCACTCCGAGTATTAGGCATATTCAATGACTTCTTTGGAGAAGATAAAGTTGATATGCAAGGATATTGGAGTCTAGACAAGTTTAAATCTTGGATGAATATAGAGCCTTTATCTACCTATATTCCTAGTGGTGGTATTGTAAGCATGAATAGTAATGATTGGAGCATATATAAAGCATGTGCTATTACTGATTTACCTGAAAACCAAGTAGAAAAGGTTGTTAATGTGCTTACAAATACTACAATAAAAGAAGGAATTGGTAATGATAAGTTTAATGGTATATTCATTCTTGTACATTTTCCTCATGTAAGAGTAACTAATGAGCATGACAGATTTGTGGATATTAACCATCTGTGGGCTAAGGTGAAAGTAATGTATAATGGCACATTGAATGGAGGATTCACACTTAACAGGTCAGAATATACACTGCTTCACTTCAGAAGTCGTTATATGCATAGTCATATCAATAGTATCCCTACAAATGATTTCACCCAATTCCAAAATCCTTGTACAGGTAGTGGTCCTATTAATGGTACTATTAGTGTCCTCAATAGGGATTATGATGAGGATATGTGGAATATGTTCTGCCTTGAGCTGAGTAAGTATGTAACTGTAGAATCTGTTGCAGGAATACCTTATCATTACTTAGAGAAGTTAGGTACCAATGATATGGAAGTAGGTATGGATAGATTCACTGTATGCCTGTCTCCTAATCACTATAGAGGTGCCATTACTCATGATAAATTCAAGGAGTTTGTGAGGTACTTTATTAACTCTAAGAGGCTTAAATTTAACTATGTCAATGGTTCTTATTCTATTGGAATGTCATTTATTGAATTTATTGTACTCATTAGTAATGAGTTCATTAAATGGTATAATGACCAATTCAATAAAGGGGAACTAATTGCTAAGTTTGCAGATTTGAAGAGACAGGATATTTTGAGAGAGTGTATCATAGACAATGGAAAGATTTACTATGATAGAGGCAGGAATAATGTAAACAACTATGCTCAGTATATAGGCAAGAAGGTCTGTGTATTCAAGGGGAGAGAGGTAACTGTAGATATTACAGATGTTGCAGAAGTGAGGAATGAGAATAAGAGTATAATTCTTGATATTCAGACTGCATTATACATATTAACAACAATACTCAAAGTATTAAATTACAGATATGGAAGAAACAAAGCAATCCACGAAGGTAATCAGCTTGGTACAGAAGTCAGGTACTTATAATTATAAGCTGATTATCCCAACAGAAGTGGAAAGAAAGATAAGGTTTACCTGTCAGAAGGTATGGAGTACTGAATGGTCAGGCACACTATTCTTTACACATGAAGGCTCATTTGAAAACAATGACCTTATAATAAGATGTGTAGATATTTACATCATGGATATTGGTACTCAAGCCTATACAGAGTTTGATATGAATCCTGATGTGATAGCCTATATGTGTGAAAATCCTAAGCTACTTGATTGTCAGATGGGTCTTATACATTCTCATAACAATATGTCTACATTTTTTAGTGGAACAGACACTGCTACTCTAAAGGAAGAAGGTAGGGATAGAAATAATTTTGTATCTCTCATTGTGAATAATGCAGGTTCCTATACTGCTGCAATCACAAGGAGAATCAAGTCAAAGCAGGTCAAAGAGTCTGTGTCTTATGAGTTCTTTGGTGATGGTGAAAAGCATGATACTAAGGAATATGTAAGTGATGCAGATGAGATTGAATGGTTCTATCTTAAAATAGAGAAAGAAGATGAGAATTATTCCTTTCCTGATATGGCAGCAAGGCTTGAGGAAATTAAGCAAGCTAAAGCAGAGAAGGCCAAGAAAACTCAGACACCTGTATATCAAGGTGGTTACAAGCCTGTTATTGCTAACTCTTATGGTACAAAGGAAATTAAAAAGGTAACTCAGCCAACTCTCTTTGATGATGTAGATGATTTGCCATTTGAAGGAGGATATGACATACCTTATGGTCAGGTAACATTTGATAAAGTTACTTTGAAGTCTCTTGTACTTCAATTGATTACAGGCAGCATTATTATCTCTAATGATATTAAGATTGACATTACCAAATGGGCTAAGTCAATGCCTGCATTGTATGAAAAGAGATTTGGCAAAGGTAAAGAAGGCATGAAAAATTTCAAAATGTGGGCAGATACCTATGCAGAATATCTGACATGGTATGTGACAGATGAGAAATTAGAAGAGCTTGGCTTTGATGAAACAGAAATTTGTGCTATTTGTGCCCATGATATGATAGAGGAGCTTATAAAACTTCCTGAAAATGATTATATCAAAGGGTATATTGATGCACTTCAAAAGTATTTAATATTATGAATGAAGAAACAGCTGAAGCTTACAATTCTCTTATGGAAAGTACCAATGAGAATGATGTTCATGAATATAATGAGGTGGGATATGCTGACATTACTACCCTCAATACTATCCTTAATAGTATTAGAATGGGCTTCATTACCTCTCTTAACATTATTGGTTTGAATGGTGTACCTAATACCTATAAAGTTGCATATTGTAGCACTAGTAATACAACAGGTAGAATCTTTATCAATGAACATTTTAAAAGTTTAGTTGAAGAAGCTTGGGATTCTGTATCTATAGAAGATGCACATCAAGAAATACCTACAAACTCTGCAACTTTACTAGTAGATGAAGCTACAAGTAGGTTTAGTTCTGCTATTTGGTATGAGAACATTCAGAAGAAGACTATTATTTTGGCAGGTGTAGGTGGTATTGGTAGCTATGTAGGCTTCTTATTGGCAAGAATGAAGCCTGCTTCTATGTTTATTTATGATAATGATATAGTGGAAGCTGTTAATATGTCAGGACAGTTATATGGTCAATCTGATTTAGGTAGACTTAAGGTATCTGCACTAGCTAAGATGATTAGAAACTATGCTAACTATAGTAGTATCTTTGCAATAAGTGAAAGATTCACTGATGAATCTGAGGCATCAGACATTATGATTTGTGGCTTTGATAACATGGCAGCAAGAAAACTCTTCTTTAATAAGTGGTTGAGTCATATTCAATCTAAACTAGAGGAGGAGAGAAAGAATTGCTTATTTATTGATGGTAGATTAGCAGCAGAAGAATTTCAGGTATTGTGCATCAAGGGAGATGATGAGTACAACATCAATAGATACAATAATGAGTTCCTATTCTCTGATGCAGAAGCTGATGAAACTATCTGCTCCTATAAACAAACTACCTTCTGTGCAAATATGATTGCATCCTATATGGTCAATCTGTTTGTAAACTTCTGTGCTAATCAGTGTGAGCCTCTCATTGATAGAGACCTGCCATTCCTTACTACATATAATGCAAAAACAATGTATCTCAAAACTGAAGTATAATGGAACTTAACCCAAGATTTGCACATAATGTAGGGAGTATTTTTAATAGCAGTGATTATGATGACCCAAGTCAGCTTGAAATGAATCTATCTCTTGATAGTAACAATGTATTTAGGAGAAGTCTTATCATTGAAGTAAATGATGATGAGGTAGAGATTCCTGTGATTGCAAGAGGATACTTGGAGAGTTTAGTGTTAGAGAGGATACATTATCCATCATCTATAGGAACCAAGAGGATAATACTGCCATTGTATGATAATGCACCAAGTCTGAAGAGAAGAACCTTTGATAGTATTATAACTCAATTATTTATTAATGTAAGATATAGTAAAAGATTGCAGAAGATAACTACTAACAAAGATGAAGTGTATTATGGAGGCAAAGGCATTATCTTTGATGAAAGCTATGCTCCATTGCTGTTATGCACACTAATTGCAAGAAAGGTACATACAGAAGAGGGTAATGATAATATGGTCTATTATAGACCTGTATGCCATGTTAGCCCTAAAGTATTCTTAGAGTCTGACAAGTTGATTAACAAAGGTATTATTAAGAAACTTATTCCTTTCTATACAAGTAGAGAAGTAAGTCTTCCTGATTACAAGTTTGGTGTCAACTCAGAAAGTAAAAAGGTAAAAGTTGTAGTAGATAATTTTGATAAGTTCTTTATAGAACCTATTAAACCTACTCCATCTGCCACTACTAATGATGCACTGAATGAATGCCTTATTGACAATATGGATGACATAATGATGTTGATATGACATTAGATGATGTATTATAAGTAATATGTGTAAAGATAAAAAAGATAAATATGGAGTACCAATTAAATGGTATCAAGAGTATTAAACAATAAAAACAAAAACAAAAGACATGGAAAAATTTTATTTGAAAAACGGAAAAGAAGTACAGATTGGAGACACTATTGTCAAGATAATTAAGACTAAACACCCTCTATTTGGCAAAAGTTCTGTAATAGAAAGTACAGTGGTTACCGAGACAACTTTGCCTAAACTGATTAAAGCAGGTATTATTACTGTCTCATCTGATTCTGACTTTGATATAGATAAAGTACTTAAACCTACTGAAATACCTATGGATCTTAATTACTATATTGAAAAGTTGGCAAAAAGGCTTGGTTGGAAGGTAGAAAAGGTATATAATTATCTCAATACCATTGACAGTGTTTATCCTGCTGCTGCATTCTCTATGGTACTCAGAGAAGTAGCCATTGAGTTAGATAAAAAGTATAAGGACCATATTGAGAAGAGTCCTGAAATATATGTAATTTCTATGTTTGATGGAAGGGTTACCAAGGCTAATAAAGCATACATCAAGAACTATAGGAATTTTGCAGCATTTAGGACTGTTGAAGATGCCAAGACTGCTTGCAGCATTGTAAGAGACATACTCAAGGAATTGTTTAAGAATAATGGTTAATAAGAAAATTAGAAACGCTACTATCTGTAAAGGTAGTAGCATTACTTTTAAGTCTCAACTAGAAAAAACTATTTATAATACTTTAGTAGAACAAGGATTTATTCCTAAGTATGAGCCTAAGAAGATTGTATTATTGAATTTTGAGCCTTGTACTATCCCTTTTTATGATAAGGAGACTGATACTCAATATAAGAAGAGGATTGATGAAGGTGGAAAACCCCCAAAACTTCTTAATCTTAAAAGTAACACAATACTTCCAATTACATATACTCCTGATTTTTATATCCGACATAATAATGTAGATGTTTGGATAGAGGCTAAAGGAATGGAAAATGATGTGTACTATCTAAAGAAAAAGCTGTTTAGGAGGTATTTAGAAGAACAATCTAAGCAGGGTGTAAAAAGTATTTTCTTTGAGATTTATAGTAAGAAACAATTGTTACAAGCTATAGAAATATTCAAACAATATGCAGAAGAATGTAATACAAGAACTGATAAAGGAAGCTAATAAAAGTCCTACACTTGAGTATAGTGATAATATTTTAGTTTTCAAGGATAATCTCAAAGATACCATAAAGGAAGTTAAGAGAAGGCTTGGTATCTTGCAAACTTTAGAAATGGAGATAGACTATAAATTAACTATAAGTCATGTAGAAGATGAATAGAAAAAGATGAATAGAAAAAGCTTAAAGGATATATCTTGGAATGTATCTGAAAAAACATATAGGGCAGACTCAGCACTAAGTTATTCAACTCTTGCAAGATATGAGAGAGAAGGATTCAATAACTTGGATAAATTATTTGACAAGATAGAAACACCCTCTCTTACTTTTGGTAGTGCTGTAGACAGTATTATCACAGGTGGTCAAGAAGAGTTTGATGAAAGATTTATGGTTGCTGAGTTTCCTTCTATTACAGACTCTATTACAAAGATAGTAAAATCTTTGTTCAGTCAGTATGGAGATTCTTATAGGAGTCTTATTACAATTCCTGATGATACTATCATTAAGGAGACTGAATGTCAGAGTTATCAAATGAATTGGAAGCCTGAGACAAGGGCTAGGGTTATCAAAGAGAAAGGTGCTGACTACTATAACCTATTATTCATAGCAGGCAGTAGAACTATACTTAATACTCAGACCTATCAAGATGTGTGCAATGCAGTAAGGGCATTGAAAGAGAGTGAGTCTACTAAGTTCTATTTTGCAGATAATAATCCATTTGAACCTAATATTGAAAGACTCTATCAGTTAAAATTTAAGGCTTATCTTGGAGGTATAGAATATCGTTGCATGTTTGATGAGCTAGTTATTTTCCATGATACTAAGGAAATACAGCCTTTGGATTTAAAAACTTCCTGTAAGAGATTAGATAGAGAATGGGATTTTCCTTCCCATTATATTGAGTGGTCCTATGAGATACAGAATCGTCTTTATGCAAGAATATTACAGGATGTAATTAGTAAAGATGAGTATTTTAAAGACTTTAAGATATTACCCTATAAAGATATAATAATCTTTAGAGGCAGTGATACTCCATTAGTTTGGGATATACCTTTTACTTTTGAAAGAGGCACATTATATTTTGGTAAAAATAAGCAAATAGAAATGAGAGACCCTGAAGAGATAGGAAAAGAACTATCTTATTATCTCACTTCAAGACCTAAAGTGCCTATGGGAATTTCAAATACAGGAGTAAATGATTTAAGAGAATGGCTAAATACTTTATGATATGCAAGTAATAAAAAGAGACAAAAGCAAAGAAGAATTTGACATCAGTAAGATTAACAGGGCTGTAAAGAAAGCCTTTGAGTCTTGTAATAAGAAGATGCCTCAATATCTTGAGGATATGATTTATACTCTATTTAGTACCTTGGAAGGAGATACAATAGGTATTGAAGAAATCCAAAATAAGGTTGAGGATATGCTTATGAATGAGAAGCACTTTGATGTAGCAAAGGCTTATATTATCTATAGAAATAAGCATGAGGAGTCTAGGTTCATTAGAGAAAGGATTGATTATATGTCTAATTATGCAGATTCTGATGATAATGCTGCTAGTTCTTCAGAGACTGACCCTAATGCTAATGTAACTCAAAAGAATGTTGCTAATCTTGATGGAGAAGTTTATAAGACAAAGAATAGAATTATTCAGAGACAGAGAATGAAGGATGAACTTAATATTCTTTATCCAAAGGTAGCAAAGCAGTATGAAGTAGATGTTGAGAATCATATAATCTATCCCCATGATGAAGCTAGTGTGCCTACTTTGAAGTTCTATTGTCAAGCAGATACTCTTTACCCACTTATGACAGAAGGTGTAGGTAATATTGATGGTGTAACACCATGTCCTCCTAATGATTTACAATCATTTAGTGGACAGATAACTAATCTCACCTTCTTGCTTTCTTCTCAATGTAAAGGTGCAGTAGCCTTTGGAGAATACTTCATTGCTCTAAACTATTACATTATTGCAGAGTTTGGAGATAAATGGTATGAGAATCTTGATTGTGTTGTAACAAATTCTCATTGTAAGGTTCAAAGGACAGTCAGAGATTTCATAGAGAAAGCTTTCAAACAGTTTATCTATGGTATTAATCAACCTGCAGGTAATAGATCCTATCAAAGCCCCTTTACAAATGTGTCTTATTATGATCATACATACTTTAGTTCATTGTTTGGAGAGTTTTACTACCCTGATGGAACTAAACCTGAATGGGCTGCAATTAGTGTTCTTCAGAAGATGTTTATGAAGTTCTTCAATAAACTTAGAACTAAGCAGATTCTTACATTCCCTGTGGAGACAATGGCTATGGTGTATGACCCTAAGACTAATGATATTATAGATAAAGAATATAAGGACTTTACTGCTGAAATGTATGCAGAAGGTCATAGCTTCTTTACCTATATATCAGATAGTGCTGATAGTCTTGCATCATGCTGTAGATTAAGAAATGAACTTGCAGAGAATACATTTAATCCTACATCAGGTCTTACAGGTGTTATGACAGGTAGCTGCCATGTTATCACTCTTAATATCAATAGGATTATTCAAGATTGTGATAAAGCTTATGGCTTAAGGCAACATGGAGGATGGGCAGAAAATACTTTATTTCTTAAGGATTACTTAGTAAATATTCTTGAAAGAGTCTATAAGTATCATATTGCATATAAGACAATGCTCTATGAGCAAGAAGAGAAAGGTATGTTTGCAGCTTGTAATGGTGGCTATATACACATGAACAAGTTGTATAGTACTATTGGTATCAATGGATTAAATGAAGCAGCTAAATTCTTAGGTCTTGAAGTGTCTAATAATCCTGAATACATTAAGTTCTTGCAGTTGATTCTTGGCACTATTAAGGAAGCAAATAAGAAGCACTCTATCCATGACAAGAAGAGACCTTTCTTGTTTAATTCTGAGGTAGTGCCTGCTGAATCTCTTGGTGGTAAGAATTATAGATGGGATAAAAAGGATGGTTATATTGTTCCTGAAGATGAAAATCTTTATAACTCATATTTCTTTGATGCCCATGATGATACTTCAGTACTAGATAAGATGATTCTGCATGGAAGGCAGACAGCACAATATTGTGATGGAGGCTCAGCTTGTCATATTAATCTTATAGACCACCTTAGTAAGGAGCAATACCTCAAGTTGATAGACTTTGCTGTAGCTAATGGAACCAACTACTTCACATTTAATATTCCTAATAGTAAGTGTGATGATTGTGGTTACATTACTAAGCATCCTATTACTGAATGCCCAAAGTGTCATAGTAAGAATATTACTCAATACACAAGAGTGATTGGATATCTTAGACCTATTAAGGTTTTTGGCAAAGATAGGCAAATAGAAGCAAGTAAAAGAGTTTATAGTAAAGATGTTGAAGTATGTTGATACTAAGGTAGTCTTTGCGGAGATACCTGATGAAATAACCCTTGCTATCAATATAAGTGGCTGCCCTTGTAACTGCAGGGGTTGCCACTCTTCTTATCTAGCAAAGGATATAGGAGAACCTCTTGATTTACAGCACTTGACTAATCTTATTAATAGTAATAAGGGTATCTCTTGTGTATGTATTATGGGAGGTGATGCTAATCCAAGTGAAGTAGATGATATTGCACAGGACATTAAGAAGTACTATTCAGAATTGAAAGTTGGATGGTATAGTGGCAGGCAAGAGCTTAGTAAGGATATTAAACTTGGTAATTTTGATTTTATCAAGCTTGGACCATATATTGAAGAATTTGGTCCACTTAACAGTAAGACTACTAACCAAAGATTCTATAAGGTTAGTGGTGGAGAGTTGGTAGATATAACAAGCAGATTTTATGATAGAAATTTAAAAACCTGTAGTGGAATATAAAAGTAGTGGAATATAAAAGTAGTGAAACATGAAATTGAAAATTAAAGTAAAAGTATTGACTAGGGGCTGTATGCCTAGTGTTATTGAGAAGGGTGATTGGATTGACCTTATCTGTGCTGAAGATGTAATTCTTAAAGCTCCTCAATCAGGTGTACTTAGAGAAAAAAAGAATGAACATGGTGTAATTTCTAGAGTAAGAAATGTAGAAGCAGAAGTAACTTATATTCCTCTTGGAGTTGCAATGCAATTACCTAAAGGATATGAAGCTATTGTTCTTCCTAGAAGTAGTACTCCTAAGAGATTTGGAATAATATGTGGTAATTCAATGGGAGTTATTGATAATAGTTATTGTGGTAATGAAGATGAATGGAAATTCTCTGCTGTAGCTATTAGACCTACTTCTATTGAGAAAGGTACTAGGATTTGCCAATTCAGAGTACAATTATCTCAAAAAGCTACTGTATGGCAAAAAATCAAATGGTTGTTTACATCAGGTGTTAAACTTGTAGAGGTAGATGACTTAGGTGATGATAACAGGGGTGGATTTGGAAGCACAGGAGTAAAGTAATAACAAAAAAAGCATAAAGTAATAACAAAAAAAAGCATAAAGCATGGTATTAGAAATAATTGGTATTATGCTTGCAGTAATCATTCTATCTATTATCATTAATGGTGTAGAAGGTTATTGTAAGCAAAAGAAGAGAGAAAACATGTCCTTTAGAGAGGCAATGGACTTGGTAGAATTACCCATTGTAACTTTTTATAATAAGGACACAAAGTTGAATTTTCTCTTAGATACAGGTAGTGACCTCTCCTATATCAATGAATCTATCCTGCCTTCCTTAGAGTATACTGAAATAAGTGAAAGCAGGAATATCATAAGTGTAGGAGGTAACTCACAGAGTCTTGGATGCTGTGATATGACAGTTACTTATAGGAATCAAAAGTTTATTAACAGGTTCTATATTAGTGACCTTAATGAAGCCTTTGGAGCTATAAAGGCAGAGACAGGAGTACAGATTCATGGTATCTTGGGAAGTAAATTCTTTGCAAAGTACAAGTATATTATTGACTTTGAAAGTTTAGTTGCTTATTCTAAGAAATAATGGAAGAAATAATGGAAGATATTATAAAACTTAGGTCTAGATATAGAGCTAAAAACTATCTCAAGAAAATGCCTGAATCTGATGGTGTTGACTCTAAAACTTATGTACTTAAAACTGATGTACCCACATTAAGAGTAGGTGAAATTCAGGAGGGAAATAAGTTTATTGACCCATCAGGAGGTCCAATGATTGTGGTAGGATATAAGCTTGAAGAAGCCAAGGCAGTTGTTAAATCTATAGACTTTGTTGAGGGTTATGGATGGACTATAATATTTGAGTGATGATTTATTTAGTATCTAAGCAGAAGACTTTATTTGAAAGCAAAATCTATAAGGTTTTAGATATAGAAACATCATTATCTATCTTGAAGGATTGGAATATGGTACAATTTGACACTGAAACTTTAGGTAGAGACCCCCATGTAGGGTCTTTACTTTTAGTTCAGTTTGGGAGTATAGATAAAGAAACACAAATATTAGTAGATTGTACTACTATAAATATAGTATTGTATAAGGAAATATTAGAAAGTAAGTACTTAATAGGTCAAAATTTAAAGTTTGATTTACAGTGGCTATATAATTATATTATACCTTTAAAGGTATATGATACTATGATAGTAGAACAACTTCTTTATTTAGGGTATCCTCAAGAATATAAAGACCCTATAAATGGTATAGCTTATAGTTTAAGTTCTATTGCTAAAAGAAGATTAGATGTTTATATAGATAAGACTGTAAGAGGAGAAATACAATGGAGAGGTATTGATGATTCTGTAGTAAATTATGCTGCTACAGATGTTATATATCTTGCAGATATAATGTATTCTCAGTTAGCAGATTGTAAAAAACAAAATTGTATAGTTGGAGCTAAATTAGAGTGTGATTTTGTTCCTGTAATAGCCTATCTTGAATGGTGTGGAATCCATCTAGATGCAACTAAATGGGAAGAAAAAATGAAACTTGACAATAAGCATCTTCAAGAAGCTATTAATGATTTAAATAACTTTGTAACCTCTAATCCTAATCTTAAAGAATTTACATATATTAATTATGATGGAGACCTTTTTGAAGGATTTGATTTAACTCCAAAATGTACTATTAATTGGGCATCTTCTGCACAAGTAGTACCCCTATTAAAGAAATTAGGATTTGATACTAGAGTGCAAGATAAAAAGACAGGAGAAGATAAAGAAAGTGCTATGGAGAAAGTACTTAAAAAGCAAAAAGGAATTAATGATGAGTTTCTTAAGCTATATTTAGGTAAAGGAGAACCTGAAGATGAAGATTATTATGCGGGATATAATGGTTCTGCTAAAGTAGTAACTTCTTTTGGCCAAAATCATCTTAATGCTATTAATCCTAATACTCAAAGAATACATACTGTTTATAGACAATTAGGATGTGATACAGGAAGAATGTCTTCAGGTGCAAAGGATAATAATAATGATTTGGCTAAGTTAAATCATCTGCCAATCAATCCTTCAAATAAACAAAAGAAAGAAGGTAAAGCTTGTCCATATCCTAATATGCAGCAATTACCTGCTGATGAAATAACTAGAAGTTGTTTTACAGCACCTAAAGGATATAAATGGTGCAGCTGTGATTATAGTGCTATAGAAAGTAGACTAGGGGCTGATATATACCAAGAGAAATCTATGATTGATGAGTTTCTTCATGGTAGTGGTGATATGCACTCACTATGTGCTTATATGGTATATACAAAAGAAATTCCTAGAGATACTCCTATTAAGAGTATTAAAAAATTATATCCACATTTAAGAAAGGAGGTTAAAGCTATTGAGTTTTCTCAGCAATTTGGAGGTTCAGCTTTTGCTATACAAAATGCTATGGGATGTACTTTAGAGAAAGCAAAAGAATTTGCAGAAGCTTATGCTAAAGGTTTTCCTGATATTGCAAAGTTTAAAGAAAAAGGTTCTAAAGAAGTTAGAAGTAGAGGGTATATATTATTAAATCCTATAACAGGACATAAAACTTATTGGGCAACTTTTAATAAATGGAAAGACAAGCAAAGACAATTTACTCCTGAGTTTTGGGATAAATATAGAAGAATACATAAACCAAATGAAGATAGTGTATATCAAGAAGTAAGAAATCATTTTAAAGAAGGTTCTAAATGGGATAGAAAAGCTCTTAATTCTGTTACACAAGGAACAGGAGCTATAATATTAAAAGATTCTCAAATACAATTATTTCATTGGGTAGTTGATAATGGCTACTTTGGTAAATGTAGACTTGCTAATTTAACCCATGATGAATGTAATTGGGAATTTCCTGAAGATTTAGATAAATTTCCTAAAATAGTAGAAAAGTGTATGGAAGATTCAGCAAGTAAATATTGTAAATCAGTCCCTATTCCCGCTGTTGCAGAAGTAGGTGATTGTTGGGTACATTAAAAAAATAATATGGAACAGAAGATTGACAATGTTAATCATCCCCCACATTATACATGGCTTAAAGATAAATGTGGAATTGAGGTGATTGATATAACAAGACACATGGACTTTTGCTTAGGCAATGCTATTAAGTATATACTTAGAGCAGGGCATAAACAAGATGCAAGCCTTACAGATAATCAGAAAGAGATTGAAGATTTGAAGAAGGCTATATGGTATATCAATGATAGGATAAAACAATTAGGTAGTGAAGTATGACTCTAAATGATTAAATAATATGACAAACAAAGAGAAATTTAATATAATCTATAAGTACTTTGCAAAACCTATTGCTAATATGAAAATAACTTATGATAATAGTGCATCGATTATAGGAGCTAGAGTGGTAAATCCTAAAGTGAGCAAGTGTTTTCAAGCTCTAATAGATGCATTAAATGAACAATTAGATGATTATAGAAAGGAGTAAGTATGAAGACTTATGAAAGTATAGTATGAGACAGTATACATCAAGAGAGTTCATAAAGATAGTGGAATTTAATAGTTTCTATTATAGCAGGCATAATGGAGACCATGCTATCTATGTGAATGATAAGGGAAGGCATATCAGCATACCTAAGAATCTTGAATGTGTAATTGCTCAAAGACTGATTAAAGAAAATAACTTGATAACAGACATTAAAAGGAAAAGAAAATGAATAATTATGATTATCCTATGGGTACAGATACTAAAGATGCACCTTGGAATCAGGTTGATAATCCTTTAAGCTAGTATTTACATTTTTAGTAGATTAAAATATTCTATAATGAGTGAAATTGTCAGAATAGAAAGGGCTACTCTTTGGAAAAGAGTATTAAATGCTGCAAGAAGAACTATAGGTAAAGCTCCTTTGAATAAAGAACCTTCTAATTCTTGGAAGGCTAAAATGCTCTTAGCTGAGCATAGTCCTATCAGACTGCTTGAATATGAGTGGACTTGGGCTAATATTATGCAGTGGGTTACTACACACTTGGTAAGACACCATGAAGGCTGTGAAAAGTTTGTTCATACTCAAAGGGGAGATAGAAGAGCCATCTTAGATGAGTATAATGTGTCTTCAAGGAATGAGTTGCCGCAAGGTGCAACAAATGATATGGATATGACAGCCAATGCTCAAGCTTTGATAAGTATATCAAGAAAGAGACTGTGTAATTGTGCATCTAAAGAAACAAGAGAGGCTTGGAAACAGGTACAAGATGCTATTAGGGAAGTAGACCCTGTAATGGCAGATAAGATGGTTCCTGAATGTATCTATAGAGGATTCTGTCCTGAATTTATGAATCCTTGTGGTTATGCAAATACAGAGAAGTATCAGCAAGACTTGAAGAGATACAGAAGTATTGACTATGATGAGAGTGGACATTTGATAAATAATAACTAAAAATATGACTATGTAGTTGAATAATTTCTATAAGGGAGAGTAAGTTAAATACTTATCCTCCCTTTAGCTTTTTGAATAACAGCTTGTGTATTACAGTTAAATTCTTTACCTTTGCGCAAATAATATTTTAATTATATGAGTACAAACCCAATTTGTTTAGTAGTAACTCCTAAAATAAGAGAGTTAGCAGCAAAATTTCCAAATGAAACAGTAGAATCTGTAAAGAATCTTGTATCATTATGGCAAGCTAAAAATAATAAGTCTACTGAGGATATTCCAATGGGATATGAACTCAATGCTTTTATTCAAGAAATAAGAAAGGCAGTTCCATCTAAAGAGGCAAGAACTGCTGAAATACTCAATAGTCAGAGTGATGAAGTTGAGGCTACTATTCTTGATAAAGCTACTATTCTTGATGAAGATAAAGATACTACTGATAAGACACTTAGCAGTTCTTTTGATACTCCAAGAGTTACTTCTGTTGAGGAGCAGCAAAAGGTGGACCTACTCTTTGACCCAAAAACAAGAAGAGATAGAGTAGCCCTTATTACAAGACTCTTTAGCAATGAAGTTGATAGTGCCTTGCAGGAAATGACTGATTCTTTGAAGAGAAGAATTGATGATACTAGTGGTGTAGAGAGAGAAGAATTACAGACTGAACTTAATAGCTTGGATAGATTCTCTGTTATAAAGAAGTACACTCCTGCAGGTATATTTAAGAGAGTAGCTAACATCTTCAATTCTTATGTACAGGATACAGAGGAGGGCAGAGTACAGCAAGAACTTAATAAGATTAATGCTGAAGAAAATGCTCTTGTTGAAGCAGGAGAAATAGATGAATCTGAAAGATTTTCTGATGAAGAAAAGCTAGAAGCAGCCAAGAAGAAAGCTGCTTATAAGAATCAGGAATATAAGAAGATAGTTGATGACTCTTATGTCTACAAGGCTCTTGCTGAGGAAGCAAGTACTTTGCTTGTAATGACTGAGGGTATTAGGATAGACCCTAACTACATTGCACCTGCTGATGCAAACCTCAATGATGATGACCCTGAGGGTAACAGTGAGGTAGATAATGAAGCAGAGGATTGGAGACAAGAAGAGGCTTATAAGGATGGGTGGATGACTAATTTCAGACAAGTAAGTTCACATGAGTCTTTGTCACAAGCTGTAAGAAAAGTAATCAGACAAGTACCTAAACTTGATTATGAAGGAATGTATGAAGAGGATGATTTAGGTTTTACAAGATACCTTGATGCTGACTATGTTCATGCTACTCTTATAGACAAGTTAAGGAACATGATTAACTCTGATGACATGATTCCTTTATTGGAAAATGTGGCTAAGATTAAACCTTGGGTTAATCAAGTAATAGAATTACTTCAAGGTGATGAGACTTTGTTCTCTCAGTTCTATCAAGACTTCAGAAAGGACTTTATGCCTTATTGGATTCAAAAGAAGAAGATGATGCCTGATGGTACTTTTAAGATGGAAACTATTGCCATTAATAAGCCTGAGGGTGTATATTATCTCCTTGATGCTTGGAGAGACAACTATGAGAATGGAGTACAACTTGATGATGATAGTGTATATGAGAAGAATGGAGAAATAAATAAGAATAATGCAGCTAAAGGTTTAGAGTGGACTGAATCCTTGAATAATATGTTTCAAAACCTTGATACAGAGTCTAGACTCCAACTCTTGGAGAAAGAAGATGTATGGAATACCATAATGAAGTTGCTTCATATGTTAGGTATTGATGCCAATCCTTCTGTATTAAAGACTGCATTAACTGATATAAAGACAGCTCAAGGTATCACATTTACTGACCCAATTATGCTTCTTTTACCACAATTGAATATTATATTTAGTGGTATTAAGAAGGGGGAAATCAAGTCTGAGACAAGAGAGGATGGTACTGAGAAGAGAGGAGACCTTATCAATACTTTTGGCTCTGCTTACAATATGATTGCAAGTATGATGGCAGAAGTAACTGAAGATGCTATTGAAAGTAGTGTTAGAGAGAATGATAAGTCTTACTATTCTCATGTTACTCCTAGCTACTTAGGTAAACTTATTAAGAATCTCAAGAATGTTATGAATAACACAGAGAGATTTGAACAGTTTATGCAGACTGAGTTCAAAGACTATGAGTGGTTCTTTAAGGATGGTCATTGGAGAAATGATTGGCTAAGACAGCTTGCAGAGTCTGATGAATTGAGAAAGGGTCTTAATCATAAGGTAGTACTAAATTCTGACAAAGTAGACTATGCTAATTGGGATGATTTAGACTATACTTTAGTTCTTCTTACAGAATATTGGGGAGACCCTGACTCTGCAAAGTCAAGTATAAAGTATGCTTGGTATCATGTTCCTATTCTTTCAGATAGCCCTTCTGCTGAATTTATCAGATTCAGAAAGTACACAACAGGTGATGTGCTTGATGAGAATGGTAAGAAGAGAATCTATGATGATGTTATCCTTGACAAGTTAGTAGACTTGGTTAATCAAGAGTATGACAGAATCATGCTGATTAGAGAAAGGGATGAGGCTTATCAGAGTGGAGATAAGAGTGTAGAACCTATTGCAAACTATGATATTGTCAGAAAGAAAGATGGTAGTATAAAGAGTATGGGAGGTGCAGAATTTAAGTTCCTTCCTGCACTTAACAACCTTAGATATGACAATGGAGAGACATTCATTGATAGGTTAAGCAGACTTAAATCCAAAGGTACAGGTGCTGAACTCAGAGACTACCTAAGAACTACCCTTAATAGCATAATGGAAGATGGTTTTGAACAAACCTACAAAGATTGGGTAAAAGTAGGACTGCTTGATGAACTTCCTAATGGCAAGTACAAGTATCTTCCTTTTGAAGGTCAGTCCAAGCAAAATGCAATAACTGCAAAGGCACTCATTAAGGCTAAGGATGCTTTAGGCTCATTGTGGAATACTAATATGGAACTGATGCTTAGAGCCTATAACAATAATAGTGCTTTTGATAGTAGAGAAGCTAATAGCCTAATGGAGCAAATCAAGGCATTACTTACAGATAAGGCAACAAGAGGTGAGATGGAGTTGAAAGATGCTCAGTCAATCTCAAGAAGTCTGTTTGTTAAGAATAATGCTAAGGATGCACTTAGGGAATACTATTGGAACAGTAAGTTAGCTACTTCACAAATTATTCAGCTTACTACTACTGACCTTGCTTTCTATAAGAACCTTGAGGACTTTCAGAAAAGATATAAGGAGGTTCATGCTCCTGCTCTTAGACTAAACACTAAGGCTACTTATAAAGGTGAGAGAATTGGTAGAGATTGGGAAAGAACTATCTACTTGAAGGATGATGAGATAGTATCTTCTGCACTTGAAGACATCAAGACTGTACTTGATGAAAAAGTCAAGAAAGGCGAGATGACAAAGATGGACAGAGACAACATCATTTATAAGTTTAAGAAGGTGAATGTAGCAGATGCTCAGGCATATAGAAGTTTGAGTTCCTATAGGGCAATACTTGGTATGTCAGGTCAGTGGACAGATGATATGGAGCAAGCATATAACAACTTCAAGAATGGAGATTGGAATATCAAAGACTTCAATATTATTTGGCAGACTAAGAAGCCTTATGTTTATACACAGGTAAAGGAAATAGCAGGCTATCACAAGAAGCAAGTCCCTCTTGTAGATGAGAGAACAGGCACTCAAGTAGTAGATGAGAGTGGTAATCCAAGATTCACTGAGATAGATGATATAGATAATCCTATATATCAGAAAGTGCCTGTACAGCATAAGAACTCAGAGTTCCTGTTACTTGCTATGCATGAGCTAATTGCAGGTCCTTTAGGAAGGTCAAGTAAATTGAGAGCCATAAATAAGTTTATGGAGGATAATCAGATTGATGTAGTTCAGTTTGAGTCTACTACTAAGGTTGGAAAACAAGGTGTGATAGATTTGAATGATGTTAATACAGAGGCTGATGTAATTCAGAGACTTAAAGATGCTATAGATATTGGATTTGGTAATGAGAATCCTAATGTAGTACATAAGGTATCTTATGAAGATTATGGTATTCAGACTGCAACTCCTGAACATGCTATTGATGCAGTTCAGTTGGTAGGTACTCAGATTAGAAAGTTAATTACTGCTGACATCTCTGATGATACAATCATTGAGGTTAATGGTAAGAAGATGACTAAGAAAGAGTGGCTTGACCTGTATAATGCCATCAATACTGAGAATATTCTTCAAGCATTTGCTGATGTAGATAAGATATTCAAAGATCCAAAGAAGGTAGAAGAAATCTTACTTGAAGAGATAAGAAGCAATCAAAGATATGGTATAGAAATGATGAGGGCTTGTACTCTTGATGAGAACAATAACTTCAATATACCTCTCTTTGACCCTGTACAATCTCAAAGAGTACAGACACTTCTTAATAGTATAATCAAGAGTAGAATTACTAAACAAAAGATTAGAGGTGGAGCTTTAATTCAGGTATCTGATTATGGCTTGACTGATGAACTTCATATAGTATTTGAAGGTGAGGGTGCTAACAAAAGGATTAAGTATCTTGAATGTTATATGCCTGCATATAGTAGAGAGTTCTATGAACCTCTTATGGACCCAAATACTCATCAGCTTGATGTAACTAAACTTCCTGATGATTTGAGAAAGTTGATTGGATATAGAGTTCCAACGGAGGATAAATATTCAATGGCTCCTCTGTATATTAAGGGATTCCTTCCTCAACAGAATGGTTCTGCAATCATGCTTCCTGCTGAGATTACTACTCTATCAGGTTCTGACTTTGATGTTGATAAACTCTATATTATGCTGCCTGAATTTAGGATTCAGAAGTATAATATGAGACAGGCAAGAGAAGACTATGCAAGAATGAATAGTATATTCAATCAAGTATTGTCACAATTCACTAATAGCCAATTAGCAGAAGATATTCTCAATGCAGATACTGATGACTTTAAGGAATGGTTTAAGGAGAATAAAGAGAAGTACAGACTTGCCAAGCCTACTATAAGCAAGGTAAAGTATAACTTCAACAAGTCTCCACAGGAGAATAGTCTTGAAGCAAGAAATAACTTGCTGATAGATATGATGTATGGAGTTCTGACTAATGCAGATACAGCTTCAAAGATTCTTAACCCAGGTGGCTTTGATTATCAGAAGAAAGCTGCAAGAATTATGACCATTCTCAATGATTCTTATGAGAGTAACTTGGCTCAAGCATTAAAGGATGTAGGTATAGAACTTAATAAGACTGTACAGAAAGGTGAAAAGTTTTATCCCAAATCTATTGCTTCATACCTATTTGACTTAGACCTTGATACTCTTAATAAGTTAGCTGAGAAAATAAAGGTCAAAATGGACCCATTATCACCAAGAACTCAAGTAATATTACATCAACAAAACATGACAGGTGGTAAGTTGATTGGTATTTATGCCAACCATAATGCAAACCATGCTTTGATGCAACATACTCAGTTAGCTTTAGATGAAGAAAATGGCTCATTTGTATTGAATGGAAAGAGGCTTACATCTTTACATGATATTATGAATGGTGACAAGGAATTTATCTCAAAGAACAATGCAGGATTCTTGGCTGCTTCTGTGGATAATGTTAAAGACCGTGTACTTGCAGCACTTAATCAAAATACTTTCACTGCTGATGCTTCTATGCTTCTTTCAAGATTAGGTTATAATCCTATTGAGATAGGTCTGTTGATGATGCAGCCTATAGTCCAAGAGATTACTCAGACCTATTTTAGAGAGAGTAGAGAGGGTAAAGATAAAAACACTATCATTGATGAAGTACTGAGTAAGTATAAGGAGAAGGCTGCTATTAATAATGACTTGACTTATGATAACTACAAGAATAATAGCTTCTACATTGAAGAGCTTGCAGACAATATAATGCTTGCTAAGGAAGCTGTTACTGACAGTTCTCAGACTTCTGATTTCAGGAAGATTGAGTTCTATCAGAAACAAGTTGCAGTTGGATATTTATTCAAGAGAATTATGAACTCTGCTGAGGCTTTGAAACAAGTAGTACAAGCTACTAGGGCTGATACTCAAAATGGAGCTGCAGGTCCTACTATTGCAGATACAGAGTTGAAGATACAGAAAGTGAAAGACCTGTTAGACCAAATAGAGAATAATAACAAGTTCCCACTAAAGAATGCCAATGTAATACTTGATGACCTGCTATCAGACAATCCTGATACTGATACTCTAAGAGAAAGACTATTGTCAGCTCCTCTTCCCTTCTTACAGGCTTTCTATACTCTTGGCTTGCAGAAAACAGAAGAAATGTTAGGGTCTTACTTCCCTCAATATACTGAATCATTCAGAGCTGTAATTGATAGCCTTAGAGACATGACTAAGACAGGTAAACTAGATGTAAAAACTATGAACAGTGTTTATAATGATTTGCTTGCCTACATCATGTCAAAGAGTAACTTCTTTGGTTCTGAATTGATTGTAAACTCAGATTCAGAAGTGGGTGTAAACTCAGACTCAGAAGTGGGTGATACTGTTATAACTTCTTCTAATAAGAGAAAGAATTTTATCAATAGTTTCCCTGAGTATTTCAAGGAAGTAGTTACAGATAATAAGGATATAGCTGACTTTGAATTTATTAAGAGACTCAAAGTAATTAGGGCAAATAATAATAATCCTGTAGATACAATAGTATTTAAGAATGTAGGTCAATTAAGTCCCACTTTGAGAGAAAGATATATGAGAGATTGGGCATCTTTATTATATAAGAGTAACCCTGAAGCTCAGAAACTTGCTCTTAACTTATTCAGGTACAGCTATTATAGGAATGGCTTTGCATTTGGGCCTTCAACCTTTATCCATTTGGCTCCTGTAGTAGTAAGAAAAGTTATTCCCGAGTACATAAGTACATTGAGAACTCTCTTGTCATCAAGTGATGATTATAGTCAATTTGTAGACCAATATGTCTATAATCACTTGGATAATAGAAAATTAGTTCCTGAAATCCCTGATACAGCCTCTGTCCAATTCATAGGAGAGGATAATGAAGTTAAGGATAAAGTTACATTTGTGATTGATGGTAATGCTACCTTTGGAGATAAGAAAGTTATCAAGAATAGGACAGATACTCCTGATGGTCCTGTTTATGATTTCTTTAAGTATATAGGTAGAAGAATCAGAGGAAGTTATGTCTATTACAAACTATCTTCATCAGATACTGAACAAACTAATGTTGCAACCTATGAAAGGATTGAGCCATTAGGTTTCAGAAACAGCTTCATTGAATATGAATATGGCAAGGATGTAGAAGAGATAGAAACTGTGATTAACAAGAACAAGAAAGATTATGATCCTAATGCTGATACCTTGGCAAGATTTAGTTATGGAGATGATATAACTGATTATGATTCTATACCAAATGAAAGTTTGCCTAAAGAGTATTGGGATTCTCTCACAAAAGCAGCTATAGATGCTTTTCATCAAGGATATGGAATTTCTCTTGATACTGACCCAAAGGCTGATGATGTAACAACTATACAGCCTAATACAGAGTATAAAGATGAGAATGGTGATAGTATTTGTGGTGCTCAAACATTATATACTTTATAACAATTTATATAATAAACATGGCAAGAAGTTGTGCAATTATTCCAAAGGTAAAGAATAAGAATGGTCAAGTAGTGGATAGTAAGTTATTTAAGGACTTGCTATCCTTTACTTCTAACAATAGAAGTGAAGCTGTAAGACTATATCTTATCACAAAAAGCAATCAGTTCATAAAGGATTGGCAACCAAGATTAACATTAGATGAAAACAATGAACCTACATTGAGAAGTCTACTAAAGCAGACTAATATCAATGAAGTTATTCCCGAAACTAAAGTACTTGAGAGACTTAATAGAGAAATAGGGTACTATAAGAAAGGAATAGACAGATTTAATAGAGAAATAGGCAAACCTAATAGAGAAATAGACAGAATAGCTCTGTGGGAAAACAATGATGAAAATTATCAAAAGTTGAAACAAAGGGCTATAGCCTTTAATCAGAACTCAGAGTATAAGGATGATTATGTGGCTAATATAATTAAGATACAAGACTCTGAATCTCCAAGAGTATTCATTGGAGTAAAGGTTGAGAAAAGAAATAGGCTTAACTCTGTCAATGCAGATAAGATGGAATACAATGAAAACCTTAATAATAGGTTGAGAGGTATTCTTGAATCTCATGGTATAGGGATAGGTGCTTTGACTGACCTTGAAAGGAGAATGGGTATTCATGGTGTAACTGATTTTGATGTTGCAAGAAATGCAGCAAATGGTCTTGTTGAAATGATTAGGCTTGCTAATGGTATTCAAGGTGAGAGAGCCCTTCCTGAGGAATTTGCACACTTTGCCATTGAAGCTATGGGAGATAATCCACTTATCAATAGACTTATCAATAACATATCTTCCAAAGGACTGACAAGAGAAATTATAGGTGAGGACTATGATACCTATGATACTCTATATCATAGTGATGAGGCTAAGTTGGCAAAAGAAGCTGCAGGTAAACTACTTGCAAAGCATCTTCTTCAAGGTGAGAATATTCCATCTGCTCCTTATAAGAATCTGCTGCAAAGGGTGATTCAAGCAGTTAAGAATTTCTTTAAGAATATTAATGCAAGTCCTATACAAAGATCTATGAGAGAGGCTGACAAGAACTTTGGTTCTTTGGCACAGCAAATCCTTGATGGTAGTATGGATGAGGTTATTGACATTGGTAATATTACTTCAAGTGGAGTGTTTTATAATACCTCAGAGAGAGTGTCAAGAGATAAAAAGCTGCTTCAAGGAATCATTGATAATGAGTTGAAGAGGTTGAAGATTTATGAAAAGAGAAATCCTAATAGTCAGTTTGGTGCTAATCAAAGGTTACTCATTGATAGATTGGATATTGAATTAGCTGATAACAATGAGATTGAAGGTATCTATACTTTTATTGAGAATGCTCTTGAAGAATTAACCAAAGTAAGTAACAGACTTACTATGTTGCAGAATACTCCTGCTACTAATGTCAATGAGAGAGCTAGTGTTCTAAGAGATGTTAGAAACTACTTGTACAGTTACAAGCATATTACTGATGACATCAGGAAGGCTCTTATTGATGAAGAGAGGTATGAAGATAATAGATATGGTCAGAGAGTAAGAGTTGTATTAGACAACACAACTACACTACTTGGAGACTTGTTTGTCAGATACAACAATGTAGCAATGCCTCTTTTTGTTGATTTCATTAAGCCTTTTGTGGGAGAGAGTATAGCTGTTCCCTTTGGCAAGTTTAAAGGTAAGACTATGACTGCTGAAAGCTTGGTGAAGGTAGCTGATAAGGACATATCTTTCTTTGACAGATGGCTTGATTCTATGGCAGACTCTTCAGATTATATGCTGAAAGTTATGGACCAAGCTGTCAAGAAGAGTAAAGAAAATGCAAGGTTAGAGACTATTAATGTTATAAAGGAGCTTCAAGCTGCTACCATTAAGTTAGAGCAAGCAGGAATTAAGAACACTGATTGGATGTTTGAAAGAGACAGTGAAGGTAATCTTACAGGTAATTATATCTCTGAGATTAACCAAGGTCTATTCAAGAAGAAACTCAGTGAAATGTTTAAGTCTCTCAATGAAAAATATGGTAAGAATCCTGTAGGAAATAATGCAGAGAAGTACATAAAAGAGAGACAAGCTTGGTTTGATGCTAATATGGAAGTAGTCAATGGAAAGAAGCAACCTAAAGTATCAATCTATAGCAATGAGGATTATCAAAACTTGAGTCCTGTTCAGAAAGAATACTACAATAGGATTATGGATATAAAAGCCAAGCTTGATTCATATCTTCCTGACAAGTATACTACCTTAACTAATGCAGTTAAAATCAGAAAGGACTTACTTGAAAGAGTAAAGGCTTCTGATGTTGTAAGGTCAGGTAGTATGCAATTATGGGAAGCTGTTAAAGATCAGTTTATTAGGAGATCTGATGATACTGAGTTTGGAGATAGGGCTTCAGTAAAGGACTTTGAAGGTAAAGAGGTACAAGTACTTCCTATCTACTATACTAAGATGAAAGAGGGTGAAAGTTTTAATGACCTGTCTACTGACATAGTATCTACTCTCACAGCTTATGCAGCTATGGCTAATGACTTCAATGAAATGAATAAAGTAATTGATGTTCTTGAGCTTGGTAGGGATATGCTAAAGGAGAGAGAGGTTATACAGACAAGGGGTGGTAAACCACTAGTTGAAAAGTTTAAGTCTGTAGGTAGAAATGTTGAATCTACTTTCACTAAATCAGGTGATGAAACAAAGTTCATGCAGAGACTGAATGACTTCTTTGAGATGCAAGTCTATGGTAAGTATATGGCTGATGAGGGTACATTTGGTAATACTAAGATTGATAAAGGAAAGGCAGCTAATTTTGTTAATAGAATTACTTCTCTTAATATGTTGGGCCTAAACCTGTTAAGTGGTATATCAAATGTTACTACAGGTAAAATTATGATGAGGATTGAATCATTCTCAGGAGAGTTCTTCAATGAATCTAATACTCTAAGGGCTGACAGGAACTATGGTAAAGCATTGCCTGAGTACTTAGCTGAGATAGGTAACAGAGTTAAGACAAGTAAACTTGCTCTGTGGGATGAATTGTTTAATGTATTGCAGGAGTATGAGACTGATGTTAGAGAAGTAAACTTTGACAGGAAGACTTGGTTCAGTAAAATGTTTTCTACCTCTTCTTTATTCATTATGAATAATGCAGGTGAACATTGGATGCAGAATAGAACTTCATTAGCACTTGCAGATGCTTACAAGATGAAAGCTCCTGATGGTAAAATAGTTTCTTTGTGGGATGCTATGGAAGTAATCCCTATTGATAAGAATAATAAGAAGTTAGGTGCTAAATTGCAGTTAAAACAAGGTTATACTAAGGAAGATGGTTCTGCATTTACAAGGGATGATATTATAGCATTCAGTAGGAAATCTGCTGCTATAAATCAGAGAATGCATGGTATTTACAATAAGGCTGATAGAAGTGCAGTGCAAAGATTAGCTGTAGGTAGAATGGGTGTTATGTTTAGAAAGTGGATTAAACCATCTCTTAACAGAAGATTCAAGTCTGTCACATATAACTATGATTTGCAAGCATGGACAGAAGGTTATTATAGTACTACAGCAAGATTTATGTGGCAATTAGCTAAAGAGTTGAAGGAAGGTCAGTTTGCAATAGCTGCTAATTGGAATAACCTTACAAAGACAGAAAAAGCCAATATTAAAAGAGCTGTTACTGAAGTAGGCCACTTCTTAATTATTGCTGCATTCTTAGGTCTCATGGATTGGGATGATAATAAGAATAGACCTTGGTTACAGAAGATGATTGAGTATCAAGCAAGAAGACTTTATACTGAAATTGGTACTCAGGTTCCAGGTCCTCAAATGGTAGGAGAAGCTCTTAAAATCTTAAAGTCTCCTGCTGCAGGTATTAATACTATAGAAGATGTTTTGAATATGGTTGGATTATTGAATCCTATGAACTATGAAACTTTTGCAGGTGAAGATGCTATCATTCAGTCAGGTAGATTTAAAGGGGATTCAAAAGCCACAAAACTATGGTTTGAGTCACCACTAATTCCTATGAATAAGACTATATATAGAGGAATACATCCTGAAGAGAGTATTCCATTTTTTAAACAATAAGATTATGGGTTTATATTTAATAGTATTAATTATTGGTATTCCTTTATGTATATTAGCATTAGGATATCTAAATAAAGAAGATTAGTTTGTTAATTGTTAATAAGAAGGGGAAGTGGGTAGATTAAGTTCTACTCCTCCCCTTATTTTTTTCTTTATTTTTTCTTTATTTCCTACAAAATAAAAGGGAAGTAGCATTTCTGTTACCTCCCTAATAAAAAATTTCATCCTACTGACTAAAAGGCTATACATTTAACAGCTTGGTCTCTCTCTTCTTGGGAGATTGAATCAAACTTTTCTGCTGTCCAACCTTTCTTCAATAGCATCTCTTTTTCTTCAGCTCTTAATACCTCAAATGAAGAATTAGGCACTTTAATATTAGTTCCTACATTATCAGTAGCTGATTTTATTTGATTAGAGTATTCTTCTTGTCTTGCTCTAGCCTGACTAAGAGTTTCTATAGGCAATTCTCTATTACTGTATTCTCCCCTATTTATCATTTGATAGTATGCAGTAAGGTGTGGTCTAATACTATTCCAATTAGTTACTTTAATCCATAAGTCTTTAAAGAAGTTTTTAATTTTACCTAATAATCCAACATTTTGTCTAGTAGTAACATACTCTCTGAATCCCTCTGCCATGTCTTCTTCAAGAGAAAGACTGTCTTTTTCACCATATAATTTCTTTGCTTCATCATATAGTGCTTGTCTTTCACCATTATCAAGAAGGAGATTAAATACAGCATGGAAAGCTTCATGGTATGCAGTACCTTCAGCAGCTATGTCAGACAATGTGATTACACCTTTATCAAATTGACCCCAAGCTAAAGTGCCTCTTTTACCTACTTTAATAAGACCTTTTACTACTTTTACTCTATCTGATTCACTTAATTGGGGAAGTACCCTACTTAACCATTTAAGTTCTTTTTTCTCATCCCACTTTTCATAATCAAGTGATTTTACTTTTCTTAATTTATGTCTTGTTCTTGAGGCTTTCTTATTGTTTATTGCCTGTTCCTTTTGAATAGTATAAGCAGCACCTGTCTGAGTATTACCTTGATTAATAGTTGGTTGAGTAGATTTAATATCAGCCTCATCTAACTTAGTAGTATTATTCTCACTATGAAGTTTTTCTGCTTTTTCTGACTCAATTGGTAAAGGCGTTTTCTTAGTATTAACAGGGGCAATACTTACAGTAGGTACTGCATCAGAGTTAAACAATATAGTTTTTTCATTAGCCATGTCTTTAACCCTTTGTGGATTACCCCTAAGCATTTTGCTAATAGTTTGCTCAATCTGTACTTGAGAATATCCTCCTTGTACAGAGTTATTTCTTATTGCTAAGAATGTCTTACCATTAGGAAATACTGCATAGTAATTATTTGAAGCTACATGAGCTGCTTCTCCCTGTCTGCCAAATCCCTCTGTAATATTAGGAACTTTAGTAAGATATACTTCTACTCCATTAATTGTAGCAAGTGGTGTAACATATCCCTTATGTAATTTACCATCTAACTCAAAGTAACCTACTTTATCTTTATCAGTAGATTTGTGTTCAGGTGTTAAGTCCTCAATAGGATTCTGTATCTCTAATGAAGTTTCAAAGATAGGTAATACTGTTTGAGCTTGTGCTGAAGTATCAGGAGCTACTAAAGGCACACTAACAGCAGGATTATATGTAATAGGAATACCCTTTTCACTTTGTACTGCTGATACCTTCTCCTTATCATAACTCAATACAAATGGCATTACAGCTAACTTAGTAACAGGTACACCATACTGAGATTCAAATAGGTTCTTGTAAGCAGAAAGTTGTAAAGTATAGTAATCCTTTGTACTCATTCTTTGAGTAGCAGATGGATTATTAAAGTAGTTAACCTTATGACCATATCTGTCTATAAAGTCATAGAAGCTGTATCTACTTGTCTTTACATCATAAATCTTAAAGTTACCTTCCTTATCAACAGAGAGAATATCAACTTCACCTGCAACTCTTGTACCATCAGAATATTTCTGAAATAATACAATATTATCAGCAAGGAATCTTTCTCCCATTAACTCCATGTTTGACTTAACATTATTAAGAGTAGTAATCAAATCTATGAAAGCATTCTCTGACATATTGGATGGCTTCACTATCTTAGATACATCTCTTATAGTAAAATACTGTCTGATGATACTATCTACTGCTGAACCTGCATCAAGTGCTCTTTGTGAATTAGTACCAAACATCTTGTCTCTTACTATATTCACAATAGTATCTCTATTCTTGGCATCAGTCTTATCTCTGTAGGCAGTCAAGTCTACCTTAAACTTGTTCTCCAAGTATTTCAGATAGTTCTCATACTGAGTAGGATTATCTACAAACTTGTTAAGATTAAATCTTGCTAATTCAAGAGCCTTTGTCTGCTTGTCAGATATTATCCAATTAGAACCTAATCTGCTATGTACTCTACTATACTGATGATATTCACCATCATCTTCAAGTACATAATAGAACTCACCATCAGTTCTTGTCTTGTCTACTCTCTTTTGGTTCTCATATATTTCACTGATAACCTCCTTAGACTTGGCAACTCTATCCTCTCTTTCCTTCTTTCTACCTGCAATAGTATCCTTTACATCCTGTGCATCCTGACCATTGAGATATACTTGCTTACTTCTGTCAAGTACCTTACCATCAGGAGTAAGAACTTTGTTATCTACCATCATTGAAGAGTTAGCAGAATCCCCAAAGTTATCTTGTGCCCAAGCTAAATCAAATAATATTCTATTATCATTAGTAATTGTTACACTTTTACCTTGGTCATCCCTAATAGTATTTGTCTTTAAGTCCACATAGTATGGCTTATTAGAGAATACAGATGTTATTCTTGTGCCACTTATAGCACCTTCAGTACCACCCACAGGTGTCTCTATCTTCCTCTTAGGCTGAGGAGCTACAGAAGCAGGGCTTATAGCCTGATGCAGATTACCCCCATTATCAAAGTAGTCAGTTGTAAACCAAGTACCTCTTACTGAGGCTTCAGTAATATTTGAAGTAAGGATATTAGAGTTTATCAATCTGTTGTTATATGTACCCTCATTTATTCTTCTTATGCTGACCTGTAAAGGAAGATTGAATTTGATGAGGTGTCCAAGTATCTCATTGTATATATCCTCAGGATTTTTAGGAGTACCTAATACACTTGTGTCTCCCAAGTCTTCAAGAACAGCTGCATCAAAGTTTATACCTCTAATTTCTGCACTCTTATTACTTGTAGAGAAATATACATCATACTTATCCTCCTTGATTTGCTCTTTTCCCTCAATGATTACTTTTTCATAAGTACCATCTGATTTTCTTACTTTCTTACTAATAACAATACCATTACCTGCTTTACTATTAAACCAAGTAACCATAACATCTTGCATATACAAGTCTTGAGCTAAGTCTTGCATAGCAGCAGATACATCATCTTGTGATGTAGCAGTTGATAACTTAGTAATGGCATTCTTTATATCTTCACCAATAGGAGAAGAGCTTACACTGCTGTCACTTAGATTAAACTCTTTACTATTAAAGTGTTTAACTCTTACAGCAGCAGGAGAATATTTATTAGCTCCATTAGGTATAAGCAGATATAATCTACCTTCCTTTTGGCTCATATCCACAGGTTTAATAATAAGACTGTCATCAATCTTATTATTGGTAGTAAGTACACCATTCTTTATAATACCAAAGACAGGTTTTCTATCAGTTGAAGATACATTAGGTATTTCAGACAAACTCCTTTCAGTATTACCATAAGGAACTCTACCTACCATTACCTTAGATACTTTTGTAACAGGTGTGGCAATAAACTTACTAGTCTTATTCTGCCTGTTAGCATATTCACCTCTTATCTTCTCTTCAAGACTCTTCAGACCCTCATACCTTGAAACACTATAATCAGATTCATCTAAACTACCTACTACTTGGTTGTTTCTTTTGTCTATAATAAAGATTGTGTGGTCATTAAAATCTGAGTCAATCATAAAGCCAAGCTCATCACCTACCTTTAAGTTACCCCCATTCAGGTATCTAAATGCTCCACTATCTCTTAAATAATTGTAGATATTAGAGAAGTCTACACCCTTTTCTCTCTCACCTACTACAATATCAAATGGTCTAAAGTCTCCTTCTTTACTTGCTTCTATATGCAATTCAGGTATAGCAGGTCTATAGAATTGATTAGAAGTATCTCTACTTGGTCTTTGTGGAGTTTCTACTCTTTCATTAGCTTTCTTATTCTCCTCACTGACCATTTCAGTAGTTATATTACCTACAGGTAATTCTACTGTAGGCAAAGCTTCACTATTTGTTACAGTAGGAATAGTTACAGTAGGAATAGTTACAGTAGGGATAGTTACAGTTCCACTATCTCCTGTATCAGTCCTATCATCACCTCTTACAGTTCCCACTCTCTTTTCTACAGGCTTCTTATATTCAGGTGAGAATCTGTCCTTGAATCTATTGTCATTATTAACTTTAGACATAGCCTTCTGTAGCTCATATTGAGCTTCTTGGAATCTTGTTGCAGATAGCTCACTTGTTGCAGACATCTCAGAATCTTCATCAAAGGCATTCTCATTGTTGATATAGATTGAATTGGGATTAGCTAATTGCTCAAGATTTTCAGAGTTACTAAATTGGTCTTGAAAGAGCCTCATAACATCTTGCTTAACCTGCGGTTCTGCATCTGACTTATTAAGGGCTCTTCTTACTTCATTTTTATATTGTGAAGTTTCTCTGTAGTTTTTAGCCATTTCACTACCTCCATCCTCAAGTTCTTTTAGAACTTTATCTATATTCTCTATATCATCTTGGTCATCTATTGTATTTCTAAACTCTTGCAAGTTCTGTGCAGCATTCAAAGATGCTTTCAAGTCATCAGACTTCTTCTTAGTCTCTTGTTGTAAAGCTTGCTCATCAGCTCTTGCATGGTCTTCTGCTTGCTTTTGAGGACTCTCAAGGTACTCTTTTAACTTTGCATTATATGTCTTTATGGCATTGCCTAACTTGGTAATATCATTCAGCTTAGTTGTAATATCTGCTTTCTCATCTGCACTAATTACAGTTTCATCTACCTCATTAATTTCCTTGATAAGATCATCTACAAACTTAGGATTAGCTGCTAATGTATGAGCTAGTGCCCAATTATCTTGACCTCTAACCATATTAAGAGTGCTGATAGCACCTTCAATGTCTTTTACATTCTTATTTGCTTGTTTATATATATCAGTTAAATCACCATGAGATTGACCTTCAAAGTCTCTGACTTGTTGATTGAATCTAAGAAATGAATCCAAGTTACCTATTACATTACCAATAGCTGACTTTACCTCTCTAGACATAGTTGTTGCTCTTTCAGCCCAATTACCTATCTGAGACTTCATCCATGTCAATTCTTCAAGTTGGTCATCTGATAATTGCTGACCTGTTTTAAGAATAAGTTCATCCTTTATATCTTGATACTCCTTTATTGTATTAAGAATGTCTTCCTTATTCTTGTTTATTTTGGAAGCCATCTCATTCTTAGCTTCTTCAGTCCCAAAATTGGCTATTATATTGCCATTATCATCTTTAGAAGCATATTGGGAAAATGGCCCAATTAAATCATCCTTTTCATCCTTTGAGGTGGTATTAACCACTATAGACTCTAAATCTTCTTGTGAAGTTCCTGATGCCTCATTTATAGCAGATTTTAAGTCTTCTATCTTCCCTGCTTGGTCAAACATTACAATATCAGACACTAATTGAGCATATTCTGCATTCTTAAAGTTGAATTCATCACCTTCCTCAGCAGCCTGATTCATATCATTCTGATACTTATTATGCCTGATAAGTCCTTGATAGTAATTCTTAAATTCAGGAGAATTTATTCTGTTATTCATATAATTAGCAATCTCCTTCTCCCTTGCTGCCTTATTCCTATAATCTCTCCATTCATTTATGGCACCACCTTCAAGAGTAATAGGAGATTGTAGTGAACCTGACTCACTTCTAATTCCTCTAAACTTTGGCATACCTAAAGCACCTGTAAGAGAGCCTATGAAAAACTCTTCCCAAGATGAAGCATCATTTACTGTCTCATTAATTCCTTCAGCAAATGCTTTGGTCCAACTCAAAGTCTCTTGTGCAGCCTTTGGGTCAGTCTTTGACTTATAGAAATTATTTACATCAGTTTCATAATATTTTCCTGCTATAGTTGAAGCAGCTTTTTGAGAAATTTCTTCAGTACCTTCAGATAATGCACCCTTTGTTATTGCAGTAGCAGCACCTAATTTTGTAGTTCCTGCTTTATATTCACCTGGCCTACCTAATATATTATAAGCTTTCCTAGATGTTTTGAATCCATTGGCATACAATTTACCAAACTGAATTATATTAGATGCAGTAAGGATAGGTATATTCATAAGCAAGTCCATATTACCCATCTTTAATCTATCTTCATTCAGTTTACCAAGAGCTGCATTATATAATTCTCTTTCTTTTGCAATAGCTTTTTGGTAATTTAAGTAAGCAGGGTCTACAAGTTGAGTACCATCTACACCACTTTTTATAAATTGTCTTCCTGCATTAGCATTATATTCAGCTTGTATTGCATTTAACCTTTCTCTTAGCTTGTCATCAAGCTGTGCTTTATGGAGTTCAAACCAATCTTTACTATTATTAAGTGCTTCAATTCTACCCTCATTAACAGCAGAGGTAACTGAGCCTAAGCTAGTTGCAACTATAGAAGTTGTTTTACTTATATCCTTTAGAGTTTTAATTCCCGCACCTAATCTCTTAGCATTAGCCATAGCTAATTTCCCAAGACCTTTAATACCTGCAGCTTCTAAACCACCACTATAGAAAGCACCTACTGTAAAACCTAAGTTCTTGAGAAACTTATCACCTAAGAAATTGGCAGTGAAGATATTTTCATACCAAGGTTGTTCTTGCTCTGCTTTTGTATAATAGTTAGGTAATGCTTGTTCAGACCACTCATTAAAAGACTGCATAGCCTTAGAGAAGTCATTATCCCAAAGGCCTGACCACCTACCTTCATTTATTGCAGTTCCTGCTCCAAATAATAATCCTATAGTACCATCAAGGAAAGTAGTACCTGCAAGTATAGCACCCTTAGCAAGACCTGCTCCTATTTGTGCATACCAAGGTTGGTTTTCAGCTCTTATATCTCCAAGATTTTGAAATTGTTCTTCAGTTGAAGTAGGCTCATCAAACATACTCTTACCAAAAGGTGTAGCAGTCTCAGCTAAGGGACTACTAACCATTTGAGGAGCTTGTCTATTTATATCATACTGTGATATAGTTTGAGGTCTTACACTTGCAAAAGGGTCATTGTTTGCATCTTGAAGTTGTCTATAGGTCATTGGACCACTCTTAGTAATATCTATATCTTTTACTTTAGTTTCTTCTGCCATATCTTAATACCTATATCTTTTACTTTATCTACCATATCTTAATATCCATAAGGATTAAACTCTTGTTCTTTTGTTGTATTCTGCACTCCTAATTGAGAATGGAATAAGTAAGCTTCTTGAAGTGTTCTGTTGTATTCATTTTGGACTTGCTCAGGAGTAGCAGTTATAGTTGTACCTATAGGTATGTTATTTAATCTTGCATAATCATCAGGTATTCTTATTCTACCTCCTCTCATGTTGTTCTGTAATACTTCAGCCCACTTCATTCTTGCATCCCTATTCTGCTCATTAGTTGTATTAATACCTGCAGGCATTCTATATCTCCCTACATTACCCTTATCATCTTGTATCATTACAGTACTACCATAAGGACTAAATCTTGTAGCAGTTACTTTATACTTGTCACTCTTCAAGTCTTCCATAGTAATTTCCTTACCTGTATCCTTGAATCTCTTAGATTTACTATCATAATCAACTTCTTTAAGAGTAGTTCCTCTACCTGCAGTCATAATAGCATTCTTCATATCACTCTGTTGATCACCTGCAATAGTATAATCATACTCAGTAACTTTTGTAGCATCATAGTTTACAGTTCTTGCACTTGGATTATTTGCCACGTAGTTACTCCATAGTTTACCTATTCTTGATGAGTTCCATCCTGACCCCTTTTTCATATTCATACTACCACCTATACTATCAAGGAATTTCTTAAAGTTAGTAGGAGTAAATTTATTATTAGTTGCTGTCTGAGCTTCTGCATTTAGTAATCTTGCAGTACCTCCTCCTGAACCTGTTGCTTTTATATTTAGAGTAGTATTTCTTCTATATTCTGCTAGACCTGCTGTTGTAAGTCTTACTCTACCCTCTGCATCAGTATAAAAATACTTAGAGTATTTCTTTATATTATCCCTATAGTTTTGCTCAGCCTTACTTAGTTCTCTACTACTGTAAATGTTCAAAGGATTAATGGCAAGACTATTTAGTTTAACTTGTTCTTGAGTTTGTTCTTGAGCTTTTGCTGCTCTCTTCTCTGCTCTAATCTTCATAGCCTCCTCTTCAGCCATCTTAGCTCTCCAATTATCAAGAACTTGGTATTGAGTTTCACCAACTGCATTCCATAGACCTTGTTTAGCATAGTCAATAGCCCTTGCAATAGTAGCTTGGTCTCCCCAATTTCTAACACCACTTGAATTAAGGGCATCTTCAACAATCCTTGTAAGTTGGGGAGCAGCATTAGGATTATCCTGTATAGCCTGTAATACTGCTTGAGAACTAAAGCCCTTCTGCATCATAGATTCATAATATGAATCACCTAAAATATTTCTCCACTTCCTTGGTTTCTCTTGCATTTCCTTAGCCAATGCAGATGCAGCTTGTGCAGCTTGTGCAGTAATTAACTTACCTGAATATGCTTCATAAGCTAACTGTGGATTCTTTATATAATCATCAAGACTTGTAATTGAGGCTCTTCTACTTAGCAGCAATGTTGGGTCTTGAAGAAGTGCTTGTTGTTGTTGCTCTGATTGCTTTTGTCTTGTTGCATAGGCTTGTTCTATAGGAGTTATCTCCTTACTATACCTTGCTTTCATGTTAAGCATATCCCTTCTACTTGTAGCATTAAGTCCCTCCCTTGCTAACTGACCTGCTTGCTCTTCAAGGTCATTTGCATAGGTTTTATACATTTTGTAAGCATAAGGATCAGTCTGTTCATTAGCCATTTCCTCCCATACACTTGCCTTAGTAGAGAGTTCCCCATATTGGTCTTCTAATGCTTGATGAGCTTGGGTAGCCATCAAGGTTGGAGCTAGCATTTCTTGATAAGAGAAGGGAGAAAATCTTGAGTTTATAACTAGTGAATAATTAGCCATGTATCACCTCCTTTTCTTCATATTTCCATATAAATCTGTAAGCTGTCATTCTCCTATTAATATCAATAGTCTTGTATATATATCCTTTCATTTTCTTTTTGATTTAATAGTTAAATACCCTCCTTTTGCTTTCTTATCTTCTTTCTTCTTTCCCTTATAGGGAGTTCCTGCTCCTCCTGTTGAGATTGCATAATATAAAGCAGGGTTCTCATTAATCCAAGCTTTCATTACTTCTTCTCTACCAATATCTCCAAGAGAATTAAAGAGGTTAGTAAGGTTAGCACTCATACTTGCACCTCTTCTTGCATCAACAGCATCTCTTACTGTCATAGCCTGTGCAACACCACTTAGTCTTGAATTTCTTGCCTTTAAGGCAGCTTCTTGATTTGCCATTGCAGCCTTGAGTCCCATCTCAGCATTAGCTTGATTAGTACTCCTATTAAACTGTTTAACAGCTTGTCTTTGTGCTAAGTTATACTCCTCAGCTTGTCTTGCAAGGTCTCCTAATTTACCCTGTGCATTGTAATCAGCAGCTAATAGACCTGCCAATGCTGCTGCTCTATTTCCTGCACTTTGATTTATAATAGCTCTTCTAGTAGCACTAGATTGTGCATTAAGTTTATTGATATAGTAGTTCCTATCAAAGGGTCTGTATGTTAAATAATCACCTAATGGATTAAACCCAATTGGGGTATATCTTCCTGCTTCATTAGTTGCATTAAGTATAGCATCTGAACTTGAATAGTCAGGCTTACTGAATATATTTTGCCCAAGACCTATTGCAGCACCTACTACAGGAGCATATCTCAGTGCAGTAAAGTTAAATTTTTTATCATTAGGTTTATCATTAGGTTTATCACTAGTTTCTTTATTAACAGTAGATTCTGCTGTTTGTATAGGTACTCTTAAATGTGAAGCTTTAGGGTATGTTAAATCTTCAGGGGTAGGGATTTCATTATTATCATCTAGCCCATAGCCATCAAATAATGTACCCATTCTACCACCATGTGCATATTGTATTCCTTCTTGATCTACTTGATTTTGTTGTCTTATAGCTTCTTGAGCTTGCTGTCTTATAGCTTCTTGAGCTTGCTGTAATTTAGACATAGCACTCATGAGGCCCCTCTTACTTATTGGGTCATTAGGTCTTTCCTCACTTTCCTTTTGTAATTTCTTTGCAGCTTTTGCAAAGGTAAGCTTCTTACTTTTACTCAAACCTAGAGAACTCTTTATACTATTGGGAACATTCATTCTATCACTAAATACATAATCATTAAAGATAACTTCTCCCTCTTCAACAAGGTTAGGAGTTCCTTGATCATCTACACCCATTTGTACACCCTCCATAGGGTTTTCTTCATGAGTGCCTCCATTACCTATCATAATAAGGTCATTGCTAAAATCTCCTCCATTAGTATTAAGGTCTCCACCAAAGCTATGCCACTTAGCTGCATTTCTTGCAAAATTAGCCTTCTTTACCATAGCAGGAGAATAATTCTCTTTATTAGCTAATACTTGGGAAGCAAATGCTTGTACAGACTTTCCATGCTTTTTAGCTGCTGCTGTGAAAGTTCCTCTCTTTGATGGACTAATATGTATATTACCACCATCAGCAAATGTATTGCCAAAGGGTGACATTGTTCCTGTATATCTCATAGTCAAAGGGCCACCATAAGCAGCATAATTAGCATTTAGTAACTCTTCTATTCCAATATTATCAATACTGTTTTTAACAGAAGACAAGTATCTTTCATTAGCAAGGTCTCTGTCAGCATTTAATGAAGAAGTTAATCTACTAGCTTTATTAGAGAATATTCCATCTTTCCCTACTTGAGATTTATTTATATCCCCTAGTAAAGAAGTATTACTATACTGACTTAATAAATCATCATAGTTATTTGCATTAAGAACTGTATTTGCTAGTTGGTTATTTTCATTTTTGAAATTAGCAACAGCCTGTTCATTTATCTGACTGCCAAATAATCTATTTACTGCTCCACCAACTATATTAAGTCCTGCTCCTGCTATAGCACCCCAAGGGCCAGGAATAGCACTAGCTATAGTACTCAATCCTTGCATAGTATTTCCTGCTCCTGTAGAAAAACCTCCTGAAATACCTTGCCCTAATGCAGATCCACTAGCACCTATTACACTATTAAGTGTTCCATTATTAAAGGCATTGCTTAAATTATTATTCCAATTTTTCTTAGTCATAGTATACTTATTAGTTTTTTACAAAGATAATAAATCGTTTTTGAATATAAAATACTTATACAAAAATAATAGTAGCATACAAATTAAATAATTTATATACTACTACTCTTGTTTATTTAGATATAATAAGTAACTGCCAAATCATATAACCTTACTTCAGTGTTACTATTACCTACCATTGTAATTTTAGCCCAAGGATTTCTTATTCTGTCTCTATTATTAGTGTTTCTACCAATTTGCCATCTCCAAATTCTAAACTTTTTCCTTAAAGAACTAAGTGTAGATACTGCTGATTGATACTCATTTGTAGTAATTAAAGAGTCAAAAGGATAGTTCTCAGTTTTCCAATTAATGAAATGTTCTATGCCATTAGTCCTAAACTCTACAGTATCAAATATCTTATCAGATTGAAATTCAGGATTAGCAATAATAGAAAGAGAATAATTTTCATTAGCATTAAAGAATACACTATATAGATTTCCTCCTTGTAGTTTCCACACTTTATTTTTACATATTTGATAACTATCGTTATTTAAAGTAAATAGCCAATCTACATTAGGATAAGAATAGAATGAGGAGAATGCTCCTAGTTGTTCATTAAAGGCTAAAGCCTCTTTATTATTTGTAAAATAAATATCACTAGTATTTCTATCATATAAAACTCTAATAGAATTATTATTTAGATTCCAAGGAGATTTACTTATATTTTTATTTATCCAAGAATACATTTGTTTAGTAGTAGATAGATTTATAAAAGATTGACCATTAAAATGTAAAATACACTTATTAATATCATCTATAAAATAAAAACCACTAGCTGTATCTACTATTGACCATTTATTAGAACAGCCATAAAAATTAGAAATATAAGTCTTTCCTTGTACTTTACCACTATTAGAGATTTCAATAGGTACTCCATCTGAAGTATTTATTTGAACTCTATTATTGAAATTTACTATACCTACTGCACCCTTTTGAAAAAAGTATATATCATTATTAAATACTTTCAAAGCATTTAGGTCTCCATAATTTCCATCTAAAGATATATTATTAGCTAATTTAATATTAGTCCAACTATCTATCTCTTCATCATAAGTTTTTGACAAAGAAAATGCTATTCCTGTATTATACTTAACAATAGGGTCTTTTAATACTACATTAGTTTTAGCTAGAAAATTATCAGTTTGACTATAGATATTATTTATAGAATTAAAATTAGAGTAGTTCATAGAAGCACTATAATCTCCTCTAATATCTGTTCTCCCATCTAAATTTATTCTACTTTCTATAAAAGCAGAGGTAATATCTATTACTTGGTTTATATCTTCAGAAGAGTAGGGAAAAGTACTCATACAATCCCATTTCTGAAAATAAGTATCTCCTCTATGTGCAACTATAGATTTATTTTTTATATTTACGAAATCACTTATAGGAGTCCACTTAGTATTAAGCATGAGAGAGTCATTATCTTTATTTGTCAAAGTCCCTCCATATTGTGTATTTCCTAGATCCCTTATAATATCACATTTATATATACTATTGTTTGGTATTGAAACATTTGCAGACATTTCTCCTTTTGTATCTGCATACTTAGTATATTCAATCTTTGGGGTTTCTGCATAAAAACCTACAACTTTAGCAGTGTAGTAGGAATTTTCATCTTTACAGAGTATTAAAAAAGTAGAATCTAACTTTAATTCTTGAAGATTTTCTACTTTAGTTGCATAGTTTATAGTATAGTAATTATCTGTACCTTTGTGAAATGATGTAACTATTTCTGTAGAAACATAATTAGTAAGTAATGTTTTACTATAAAATTTATATCCATTATATATACCCAAAGCATTAAATTCTTCTTCAGTAATTTTTCTTGGTATATCTTTTAGAGATTCAACAATCTTATTCACTATTAAATAATTATCTGAAGATGCTATAGTAGTTAAATCTATTTTATCCTCAGGTATAATGTTTTTACTTTTAGGAAGATATTTTCCTAAATCAATTACTATATGATTAGCTGTTTTATACTTAATAGGAACAGGATCATTGGAGTATATAATTTCGCCTTTATTAGTTACTTCTTTTTCTTGTAAAGTTTCAATAGAACCAATTACTCCTAGATCTTTAGTTATTTCTACACCAAATATAGGATACTTATCTGAACTCACATTTATAGTATTAACTACTCCTTTATAGTTATATGTATCTGCAAGTTTATAAAGTCCTTCATAGTTATTAATATGTACTTTGAAAGGTCTGTCTCTAACTACAGAATTAAAGTAGGTAGTGTTAAGTGTATCTCTCACATTAACAAACACTTTCTTATTAAGAATAGAATATTGTCTTCCATATTTAGAGTCATCTATAGAATTATTATCTCCAATATTATCTGCATTCAAAGACCCTTTTCTATGCCACATGTAAACTTTAAATGCCCAAGAATGATATGGATTTTGTTTTATTGGATCAGAATCAGGAGTTACATCATTCCATAATAAATCACTTTTAATAATACCTTTAATATTTCTATCTATAAGTCCCAATTCTTTTGGATCTCTTAAAGAGTTGGAAGAGGTTATTATATAGTCATTATAAGTATTCTGAATAGGAGAAGCTCCTATAAGTTCTATATCTGTTAAAGACTCAGAGTTTATAGTATTGTATATTTCTTCTATTTCAGGTGAATATAAAGTTACTATAGAACTATCTATATAGTAGTTATTATTATCCTTTAATTTAGAAATAAAACCTTCCAAGGAGTCTACTTGTATATTAGCTGTAATAGATCCCTTATTACCTGAAGAATATGTTTCCCACTCTTCATCTGTAGGAAGAGTATTTATGCCATAAGTTCTCAAGTAATTACAGGCAGCATCATAACTAGAAAAGTGCTTGATTTCTTCTTTATCTTTTTGAATACAATAATTATAATAAGTTGTAAGACCTACTCTTCTATGGTCACTCCAATACTTAAAAGTAGCATCTACAGACTCAGGTACTAGCTCTTTAGCATTAATATAAACATCTTTGTCTTTATCTTTATCTTTATAAGATGATTGTATTTCTTTATCAATAAAGTCTTTATTCTTATAAGAAGAATCTCTAAATAACCAAGAAGGCTGCACATATAAATTCTTATTTACTCTTGACTTTTCTTCATATACAGTAGGAGAAACAATTCCTTGACATAATCTAGTTCTGTTTTCTATATTAGGATATACATACATTAACCTTGCTCTAGCAATATTATTATCTAGAGTTCCTATATCTTTTAATTGTAGATAAGGCAAATACAGCATTCCATCTGAGTAAGTAGGATGGTTAGTATTGTTTATATCTTTTAAGTATATAACATCACTTAGTTTACCATCCTTGAATTGGAATTGTATTCCTATTCTGTAAGTTTCTCCATATTTGAATGTTAATAATTCATCTTGAGAGAGTCCAAGATTTCCTTTATAAGATGTATAAGAAGCACCTTTATATACTTTTCCAATTGTTGGAGATACAAACTTTAGTTTATCTTTTAGTGTGCTTTGTATTTGTTCCCTATCTGATTCAGTTATAGCATAATTATGGTCTTCTATATTACCTAAAAATAATGTATCATCCTTACTAATTAAAGTATCTGCTATTATTTTATCTCCTCCAAGATATAATAATACCATAGGGTCTACAGTATCCCCTATTTTACCATTATCTATAAAGTGGACATCCTCTTTAGTATCTTTAATATAAATATCTGTTAGTCTTTTAACTTCAGGAGTTGCATCTAATGAAGTTCTCATTATAGAATACAATCTAATGTAATCATAAGAGTTGTCTACATTACTAATACTTATATTAAAATTACAAGAAATCTTTTCATCATTAGTTATTCCTTGCTGATGAGATATATAATTCAGGCAAGAACAATTTATTAATGGAGTTTCATGTCCATGAAGATTGTAATAGCAATAAGCATATTGTATTACTCCTGCAGTAAAAGAGCCTCCTTCATATCCCTTAGTTACTTTTATACTGTCATTAAGAGAAATGTTATTAGCGGTTATTTTCAAATTATAAAAAGGATTTTGACTACTCTCAAAGTCAACTATGTTTATAGCCCTTACTTCATTTAATCCATCTACCCAATATACTTTCTTAACTTTATCAGATTCAATACTAGCTATACCTTCTATAGGATGGTCTAAACTAAAATTAAGGTTTCCCTCATATAATGCTTTGGTTTTCAAAGTATCATTATCCACATATATTTTATATATATAGTCTTTAGTTCCCTTGGAAAAGGCAATTATATAGTCTTCCACATATACATAGCCTAGTATAACAGAATTATTCAGCTCTAGATTAACGAGAGAATTGCCCTTTTCATTAGTAAGGCATAATGAAGTATTACTGCCATTAGTAACAATTCTCATATTCCTAATTTCATATGCAGCATCAGCAGGAAATTTACTAACAGCTAAATCTTGCTGCATACTTATTGGCATTATAGCTACTTGTTTCTTTTGCATATTACTGTACTCTTATATATTCTCTTCTTCCCAATTGTTTCATACCTTTACTATGCTCATTATTTCTTTGCAATAACTGAGTCCACATATTACTGATGGATTCCATTTGGTCTATAGTAGGCATAGTTAAATCTCTCTGTGCTTGAGCAACATACCATGCATATTCTTGCTGAGTATTCTGTAATACTGCACTATTAATTTTACCTTGGTCAAAGAGAATAGTAAATACCTTCTTCTTTATATAAAGTTCTAATGCTTGTATAAAGCTACTATTTTCAGGTATCATAGGATAGCCATCTTTATCAACTTTAATTGCATGATAAGCTATCTCTATAGTACCCTCTTTAATAGAAGTATAAATAATACTATTTTGTAACTTGTAGGTTAAATCCCAAGTATCTGAATCTCCTTTCTTAGGACTATAATGGAAACTATCTGTAGTATATCTAAATACTCTAGGACAATATTCTCCCTCCTTATAAGTTCTTACCTGTATCATATCATAGTAATCACAAGGTAAGCATCCTCTATAATCCTTTATGTCAATCAAGGCTGTCTTTTCTTCAAACTCATTAGGCACTCCTACAATTTGTAAAAAGTGTACAGTATAATTTACTACCCTTTCAAAAGATAGGTCTTGCAGTAGAGGATGCTCTAACAAGTCATCTAATGCCTGTTTTATACTTATATAGTTAACCATATTCTTTTATCTCTTTGTTTTGGTTGTCTTATCTGATTTATATAGTCTACATAACCAAAGAATTCAGGAGTATAATAAGACTCTTTCTGACTTTCAGTATTAAATGCTAATGGAAGAGTTTCAATGCTGTCTTGTATTATTGGACTACTTTCTATAATAGGTTGAATTGTTGGAGTTATACCTAAAGGAGTAGTCATTGGAGTAGTCATTGGAATAGTCTCTTGTATAGGAACATAAGCCCCAAGCATAGACCTTTCTTTCTTTCTTCTATTAGCTAATCCTCTATACTTCTTATCTCCTGAAGCCCACATAGTCCTTTTAACATCTTCAATAGTTGCATTACCTTGTAGATACTTAGCTAATGTAGGAACAGTTCTTGTCTTAAATTTTCCTGTTCCAACATTATAAGCAAAACTATATAATCCATCTAATTGCTCTTGACTTAGTTTCTCTAAAGCACCTTCAGGAAGCACTTGATTAAACATAGTATCCATTCTATCAAATGGAGTATTTGTTTTCATAGTTGCTCCTTCCCAAGTAGATATTTGTTTTCTAATATTACTTGATGACCTATATCTAGTTGCTTTTTTACCTCCTTCAGCAAATTTATTATACAAGCCACCTCCTTCAGCAAATTTATTATATATCCCCCTAATAGTGTCTAAGTCTGTAATACCATTTTCAACTCCCATTCTTATATAGGAGGATCTGTCTTTCATTGATAAATCATTCCAACTCATATTGCTTCTTATTTAATAGGAAAGCATCTATTCTACCTTCCTTAATATTACCTCTAAGGGCTTTCTTTAATTCTCTATTAACCTTAAATTCATAGAAGACTTGGTTATTATATCTTGCTAAATGTTTATTATAGCAGACCATAAAGGCTTCTTTTGCCTCCCTTTTAACTAGTGTTTTTTCCTTATAGGCTTCCTCATCTTCATACCATAATTTAAGAGTTCTATCCCAATCTATAGGTAAGTTAGTCTTGATCTTCTTACCATCAAAACTAATTCTCACATTATATTTCCTTAGCTCTATTCTACCCATTCTATGTGGCAACTTAATATCATTACCTTGAAGAAAACTATCAGCTAAGTAATTATTGACTTTCCTTATAATGCTATAGAACTCATGTTCTGTAAGACCTTTTCCTATATTAAGCCATCTATTCTTTCTTATCCACTTGTAAGCATCATATACCCCTAATGAGTTATTGACTTTATACTTTCTTGTATTTTTCAGATGTAAAATTTTAGACCTAAATTCTTTATAGGCCATATTTTCTTCAAGACCAATCATTATTCAAGTGCTTTTGCTAAATTAGACTTTGTATTAAGTTTAAGGAATGTAGCCAAGTCAGCTAAAGCATCATTAGCATCATTGCTATCATCTTTAGGTCTATATTCAGCACCCAATAACTCCTTAACCACAAATTCAATTAGGGGAGGCACTAATGCAGACTCTATAGGAAACTCTCTATCTAATATGTCACATACTATATCACCACTTCCATCAGGACATTGTAACTCTGATGCAGCTTTAGGGTCTTCAAATATACCTGTCATTCTTACCTTTTCAAGATACAAGTATTGTGGATTGAAAGACTTAAAGTATAGGTAATTATCAGGACCAATAGAAGCATAGATAATATTCTTCAGATATTTATTATATCCTACATACCTCATCCTTTCTCTACTTATATAAGCAATCTCTCCTTGATAATAATCAATTGGATATACCTTGGGATTGCCTATCTTCATTAGAAAAGGTATCTGTTCTTTACTTCTTAGATAAGAACCTCCTTCACAGGGTTCACCTGATATAGCAGGTACTTCTACCAAATCTAAGCATATAGTTTGATAATTACTCTCAGGTATCTGCTTCTTTATATCTGAGTACTTCTGCTTCAAAAGGAATGTTCTGTATTTCCCTAATAGGAATATTACATGTTCTTCAGTATATGAAGCATCATCAGAAGTAAGTTTCAAAGTGTCTAAACATAAATAAACTATTTCTTTGTAAGTCATATTATCATAATAAAAAATCTCTTGTGCAAAGATAAAAATTTATTACTAATTACACAAGAGAGTTATTAACTTAATAATTATTAATTACTATTACTATTGTGGTATGATGTCTTCAACATCCTCCTCATATGGAGATGTTGTTTTTACCACCTTTATATTTTTAATTTCTTCTATTGCCTGTTTATTATAATCTATTCTATAAGCAAGTTCAGAAATATCACCTAAATGTAGTTTATTCATATCAGTATTATTGCAATAATTTGGAAAGGGAACTAAACATGAAGTACCAAATATTTTATATAAAGCTTTTTCTATCTCTCTATAATCATCTTCTGTTATAATCCCCATGAAATCTTTATAAATAAGTTCTTGTACTATAGTAATAAAGAGTAACTTAGTAACCTCATTATAACTTATATACCCCAAATTACTAAGAGCTGAAAAGTATCTTATAAGTGATGTATATAGTACATTATTCATAGCAATTACAAGATTTTATATGGCCATTACTTACCTTATCTAAATTCTTTATAAACTTATTATAATATTCTATGGCTTGAGCATAGTGTTCAGTATTTACACTAAGTTCTATAGCCTTAAATTGTAAAAATATATTTATAAAGCCTTTAGGCAATTCACAAGTGTTATTAATTTCTTTTATATAGGCCATGAAAGAATTATATAATGCACAAGGGTTAAATGTGACACCTAATGTATATTCATTATCCATTCCACATGGAGTGTTAATACTAGGAATACCTTTTGCTTTTACATACACAAAGAACATATTATTAGATAGAGAAGGTAAAAAGTCTCCAACACTAAGTTCTAATCTATAATGTTTAGCTTCAGAATCTTCCTGTGTAATATTCTTATAATATATTATAGATGAACTTGGGCCACCATCCTTATAGGTATCTTGAGTATCTATAGATATAGAATCTAGATACACATTAGAATATAGAGCTGAAGATTTTATAGATACATCTATAATAAAACACTTATTATTTTGATCTATTCTTAATTCATTAAAATGTACCATAATTCAATTAAAATAAATAAGGGAAGGTAAATGCCTTCCCCTTTATAAATAAACTCTTAAATTCAAAGAGAGCCAATATTAAGGCCTGTAGCTGTATTAAATGCCGTAATTACTTTATTAAGTACTTCTTTATCAGCACATACAATAGTAATAGTCTTTTCAGATTTCACTGATTCATTACTACCTACATAGGCATAATGAATATCAAATACATGATAAGCCTTACTTGAGTCTACAAGATAAGTAGTATCAATATTATTAGGCCAACCCATTTTTCTATATTGATCACCTCTCTCACCCATGCAGAAGTACTCAAGATCTGCAATCTTCTTACCATTAGCAATAGTGCCATCAGACTCAGTATCTTCTACCTTACCCCAAACTCTCTCATCACCATCTACAGTAACAGTAGCAGGCTGTACTTCAAAATATACAGGAGTTTGCTCCATGACACCAAGTCTCCAAGGTTGCTCAACCTCAGTAATTCTGATACTATCAATATCAGTTACAAGGGCATCTGTTGCATAGTATGGGTTAGTCTCATCACTCTTACCATTATCCTTAGTAGCAGGAGTTACAACCATGTAACCATTAGAGTCAAATCCTCCCTTTCCCACAGCAGCCTTACTATGTACTTCAACCTTAATCAGAGGTACTACCTCCCTACTGAAGTTCTTAGCAATTGATAATGCAAGAGCCTTATAGAACTCATTTGCATTCATACCTGCATAAGCATGTACCATACCATACTTGAAGTATTGGTCCTCATCAGACATACCTGCATACTGTCTGAATGCAATTCTAAGTATGTAATCCTGTCCAACTACAGGAGCACCTGCATTTACTCCATTGTCAAGAGTTACTGTAACTGCCTTTAACTTGTGTGCCATAGAATCAGCATCAGTAGCCTTAGCATAAAGGATATTCTTAATGTCAATTAGGTCACTTCTCATCAAGTTATCAGCACCCTTGTATTCAAAATACAGATGATTCTTAGCTTTATCATTCTTTACTGCAATAGAACCTGCAGCATCAGATGCAAGTACTTGAGAAGTCTTTAATGATGTTGCTACATAAAGTTGTCTTACTTGATTAACTGAATAATTCATTTTAATTTAATATTAAATTATACAATAGTTTTATTCTTTTCCTGTATTTGGAACCTTACTTATTATGGCAAGTTTTACTGCTCTCTCAAGTATAGCTCTATGTATTACAGGGTTTAATTCACATTCTGTTTTTATACTTATATCATTGATTGACAGGTCATCTGCCAAATTAGTTAGTATAATAGGAACAGGTCTTGAAAGGTATCTAACAAGATAACTTTCTACATTATATTTTGATACTATCTCCACTATCTTACCACTCAAATCAAGCCTTAAAGCTCTTCTCTCATTAGTACCTCTAAAGGGATTCTTCCATATTCTATGATACTCATCTTGAGTAATTGGTATTACAGAAATATTTTCACCACTCCTACACCCTAATCTATCATCTTTCAAATTAACTGATTCATAGGTTATGAACCATAAGTCATCAGGTAACTCAAAGAATACTGAGGATTTAGATAGTCCTGTATATCCTACTTTCTTGTCAGTAGTTGTGTAGGTCTTTATTAAATCACTCAAGTATCTCCTAATTTCCTCAGTCTTCTCAAATGAGTCTCCAAAAGGATTCTTACCATTATACAGGTCTATTATTATCTCTTCTTGAGCCTTAGTAAGAAATATTGATTTTTCATACTCATCAAAAGCTAAATTATTTTTATCATAACTATCACCAAAAGCATTAATCAATATATCAAACTCATTACTAAATTCTGAAGTAGTCATAATTATTATCTAGTTCTTTGTACTTGTTGTGGATCAATACCTAGTCCTACATTAGTAGAACTAACATTTCCTATCTGTATAGTAGAAGATAAATCTCCTGTATAAGCAGCTTTAGCTAATTCAACAGCTCTTTGTAAAATTTCATAATGTAATTCTGAATTTAATTGACAAGTATAACCTGTAGTTGCACCATCTTTAACAAGTTGATTATCTTCATTAGCTCCAACATATCCATTAATACTAAGTCCTTCATTACCTAAATTAGTAAGAATAATAGGTTTAGGATGAGTAAGATATCTTAAAGTATATTCTTTGAAGTTATTATTTTTACCAAAGAATAATTTATAAGATAAAGAAGTATCTGTTGATTGTTCTTGTAATTTCCAAGCTTGATTTTTAAGTGGTTGCTTAAAAGGTTTACTCATTAATCTTATATATTCTGCTGAAGTAATAGGCAGTATTTGTAATAATCTATCTTTCTTTAATACTGTATCTTCAACTAATAATTGGTCATTAATTGGTAAGAATACAGGATCATTTCCTTGTGAAAATGATAAAGAGATATTGATTACATCTTTAATATTATCTGCAACACTGTCTTTAATGGCATAAAGTGCCTCTGAAGGTTCATTAAAAACAGTATCTATATCAGCAATAATTTCATCGCTATTTTGAGAACAACGTATTAGCCAATCATCACTATCACTAGATTTATAAGGAAAACTACTACCTGCATTTCTCTTATTAACAAATACTATACCTGAATCATTTTCTAGATAGACTGCTAAATCTTTACTACAAACACCATACCAACATTTTTGTGTATTTTCAGGATCTATAAAATAAGAGGATATACCCTCATTTAAATTATCGATTAATCCTCTGATACTCTTAGCTTTAGTCTTTATAAACTGAACAGCTGCTAAATAATTACTCTTCACATCATCTATATCTAATTTTGAAAGAGCTACTTTTTCAGCATATATAGTATAGTTCCTATAAAGAGAACTAAAATCCATATTTCTTTTTAGAGAACTATCGAATCCTTCAAAATCTTTATTACCTTTAGGAGTAAAATATCTTTTAACTATATCATCCTGTGCTCTAGTAAGAAAAACACTTTTTTCATACTCATCTAACCCAGGTGCTTGATTTGACATTATATTATTATATAGTATGTCAAACTCATTTGAAAATTCTTCACAAGTCATATTATTTCAATTTTGCTTGAAGATAGAACAGGGTCTCTTGATGCTTAGGAGAGTTTAAGTATTTAGCTGCTACATTCAATGTAGGTTCTTCATTAGCCTCACAAAGTGGAGTATTATCCTTTCTCAAGTATAGATAATTACCTCTATTAGAAATAAGACCTGCTTCTATAGCTTTCTTAATAAGAGCCTTTGTAGAAAGCATTGGGTCAGTAATAACCTTCAAGAATATCTTACTATCAGCCTGTATTAAGCTATTAACCTTAGTTTGTAAGAACTCAAGTTTAGCATTCTGTGATGTTGGTCTGCCATCAATAGTCTCAATAATAACTCTTAGTAGATCAATATTATCTTCAATCTTACCAAACTCCTTATAGCACATCATTGTAGTGCTCATGTTGTTCTTGGCAACCTTAGTCTCTTCACCTTCAGAAATAATAACAAACTGATAAGTAGCCTTAGGAGTATCTTGCAATGCATGCAGTGAAGGAGCAATATAATCTTTGTTAGCTAATAGTATCTTGTATCTGATGTAATCCTCAGGGTCAGATAGATTGAAGTAGTTATCCTGCTTTGTCAATCTTACCTTATTAATACCATTCTCATTGGAATCATCCCAAAAGTTGTCTACCTTCTTATAGATACTTAGTGCATTATATTCAAGGCCCATTATTTCCTCAAGAAATGCCTTTTCCTTGTCTGTAAGGATATTAACAAACATACCTGAAGATAGTCTTGGTACTACAAATGTTCTAACTGCACCTTCTGCCATACCTCCTGACAATACATGCTTAGGGTTATTACCCCACATACCTGTCAGCTTAGGTACATGTCTTACAATAACTCTCTCATTTCTTAGACAATTAACTAAGGCATCATCAGATACCTCTACTTTCTTTTGTGTATTCTTAGGTCTTTTTACAATAGCCTTTTCTTTTGATACTTCCTGTAGTGGAGTTTCTGTATTGTCTATATCAAAGTCAGGTACAGTATAGTCCACCTTCTCTTCTATTTTCTTCTCTTCCATTTTCTTTTCTGCCATATCTTCTCTTTAACTTATTAAAATAAAATAAGAGGAGGGAAGATTACCTTTCCTCCCCTTTTATCATCAGCCCTGTAGAATTGCAGGGATTAGTGACATAGTTCTTGTTGGGTCAAGAACACAGATACCAAGAGTAGACATTCTGTGAATTACAGCAGAATCCTCATCAAATGACATGTAAGGATTACCCTTTTGACCTGTGAATGGATTTCTCACATTTTAATGTTATGAATATATCGTTTCCATATATTCTCTCTAACTTTCATTAGAGTTCGGACTATATCTTCATCACTTAATGTTACTAAGTGAGCAAGGCATTTCAGCAGTACTTACTACTTACTCCCATTTGGGATAGTCTCTGAACCTTCATATATACTGTTATATATGCTTGGCTGCTGATTATCCAATCTTTCACATTGTTTCTTTTTATGAATTATGTTTTTCAGAGATTGATATTCTATATTAAAGAGTTTAGCAATTTGATTTACTGTATAAAACTCTCTAAGTTTATCTATTTGACTTATTTGAAAATCTGTTAGGATTGTTTTCTTAGGAACTTGTTTACATCTTGATCCAAGTCTAAAAGAATGTATAACAGAAGAATGTATAACATTTTCTTTAGGTGTTACCCATTCAAGATTTTCAACTTTATTATTAGTTCTATTCCCATCAATATGATTAACTGCTTGCTTATTTTCTGTATTTGGGATAAAAGCTTTAGCAACTAATCTATGAATTGGCTGTGAAGTCCAAGTGCCATCAATCTTTTGTACTGAACATCTACAATAACCATCCTTATCTTTAGGAAATTCTGTCAAAATTCTCTCTTTTCTACTCTTATTAGCAGCTTTCCAAATTCTACCAATTGAGCTTACTTTAATACCCTTATACTCTTCAAGGGTTTTCCATAATTCTTTAACTTCCATATTTAAATGTTTGAAGTTTAAAAAGCAGTGAAAGCTCTAAGGAACTTTCAGCAATTAACCTTGTTTTATTCTTTAGCCTCTCTTCTGTTTCTAGGTCAGGCTTTGGGAACTGAGAAATGTGCAAAGGCTTATGCAGCCGTTAATCCCCATTGATAACCTCTGTATTCATTATCACCTTTAATCTTACACTTAAAGATATTAGGTTGGTCCATAGTACCAATGTACATAATATCATATCTGTAAGAGAATGCAACACCCCCATTTGGATGGAGAATCTTATTTCTTACAGGGTCATCATAGAATGGGTCTACATCAATCTTAACTCTAACACCATTAGGAGCCTTGTACTCAACAAATTGGAAACCTGCACTTAATGAGTTTTGGTGCAACTTAGATTGAGTCTTTTGAATAGCACCAATAGAGCTGTTGTCAAGAACAAACTGTGTCCAACCTGATACTGTCTTTAGTACTTCCTTATGGAATTGGATAGCACCTCTTTCACCTGTCTTAATCAAGAAGTATCTGTCTCCAAAGTCCAACTTAGAAGCAGAAAGCTCATATAGAGCATCTTCAAGAAGCTTCAAACTAAATGTGTTGTAATACATAGTATTAGCAACTTCCATTTGCTCAAATAGACCTGCACCTGTCTTAATAACATTACCCGACTTACCAAAGTTCATGTACTCACCATTAGCATTTCTGTTGCTTCTACCAAATGCAAGTGCATTGTTCTTGTACTCAGAGAATTGCTGCTCTACTTCCCAATCTACATTGTGCATCCACATTGTAGCAACTGACTTAGTATATCTACCCTCAGTTTCCTTAACAATAGGAATACCTACAGCAAGCTTCTTATTCAACATAGAACCTGGAACCTTATGTTGGATTCTTACTACAGACCACTCATTTCTCATAGAAACAGGGCTTGTAAATCTTACATCACCAACCTTTCTTGAAAGTTCCTTCTCAACAAATGCAGCTTCAACTGAGAATCTCTCACCTGCAAGCAGTCTTTCTGCAGGAACACCTGCTGTATTACCACCTGCAAGTTCTACCTTATACACTGCATTAGTACCCTCCATTCTTGGGTCTCCAAGTATTCTGAACTGATAGATTTCATTCAGATTACCTACAATATATTCACCATCAGCAAACCAATCCTCAGGGAATACCAAATAGAAGGGAGCAGTGCCTACTCCAATCATACCACTAGCATCTGTAACAACAGTACCATTTTCATCTCTTGCCTCTACAAGAGGAATGTTTCTCCTTGAAGAACCTATAACATCCCAATAATACTCATTATCATCTTCAAACTCTTTTGTTGGGAATTGATTTAGGAATGTGTCAAGTGTCTTTCCTCTGTAATAAGCCAACAGTTGCACCATTAGGTTTGTAGCCTTCTGTGGAGCTAACTGAAAGATAGAACCAAGGTGGTTTTCCTTAGTAAGACCCTTCCAATGCTGAAAGCCTACCATTTGAAACTTACCTAATTTTCCTGCCATAAAACTTTAATTTATTAGTTATTGTACTCTATATTATAGGCTTAGACATCAAGATTCCAACCCTTACCTATAAAGGATTCAGGGTCCTCGTCAACTCCACTTACAAACTTTAGATTACCATCTGAGGTTCTTGCTGTGTTATTGAGAGTATGCTCTAGTTCTCTAAGACCTTTCTTTACCTCTTTTTTTACTTTACCTTTCACCAAACCATCAAGATTCTTAAAGCCATCAGTTAGTGTGAAAAGTAACCCAATGTTCTTTAGGAAGTCTGTCCTGTTCTCCATCTCATATTTTTGGATAGCAGTAAAGTACTCTCCTGTCTCTGAGTCTTTATATACAGGCTTAGCTATATTATCATAAATCCTCTGTCTTGTTGATTTATCTACTGATAAATCTCCAAACACATCTTTGTCATTAAGAATTGAGGACTTAAGTTTTTCAGCCTGTTCTTTTCTTTCTTTCTCTTCCTGTTCTGCTTCTGACTTAGCATCATTAACAAGCTCATCATACTTATCTCTGAAGAAGTCAATATTACTTTTCAAAGCCTCTTTTGCATCATCAATATCAGTACCTGCATTGAAAGACTTCTGTACTTCTCTTGCAGCTCTTTCCTTACTGTAACCTCTATTAATAAAGTCTTGATAAATTAGGTTTTTTCTAAGGTTTTCTCCCTTATCACTTTCATCAGAGATACTCTCATTATTAACAGAGTCTAAGAAGTTTATAGTATTCTCATACCTTCTAATCTCTGTAGGCTCAACTCTAGCATTCAAGGCTTCATCAATTCTTTTCTGTCTTTCATCAAGACCTGCCTTTATTTGTTGGTCAATCAAATCTCTAAAGTCTTCAGGGTCTTTAACCTTAGATAAACCCTCATCATCAAGGTCAGGGAAGATACCTTCCTCTTTCAAGGCTTTGGCAATGGAAGAGTAGAAGTTTTTGGGAGAAGAGCCATCCCCTTTAGGAGTGGTATCTTCCTTTTCCTCTGTATTTTCTTTTCCACTACCTACGCTCTCTAGTGTATCAGTAAACAAGTTATCTACATCAACAACCTCAGTAGTTTCTTCTTTATCCTTACTTGGCTCCTCCTCTTTCTTGGGAGGTTCCCCATTTGCAGGTGGGGTATCCTGTGTTTCACCATCTTCTACAAACAGATTCTCAATCTCCTCTGCTCCTAAGATGTTATCTAAGCTAAGTTCTTCTTCCATATTCTTCTACCTTTTTATTCTTAAAACTGTGCAAAAGTAAACAAAGTTTTATACACTTACAATATAGTAAATAAATTATTTATTCTTAGCATATAAAGTACCTTAGATATAGGCAAAAAGAAAGGGTAAGGATGCCTTTTACCCTTATCTTATTAGTATTCTACTACCTTGTTTTCAGCTTTACAATCTGCATTCTTAAACTAGAATACAATAGCAGATTCAACTATTTTCTGTTCTATACCATCACCAAACTAGTTCTTAAAAAGGTAAGTAATATTTCTCAAGATACCTATCAATACTAAAGCCCCATATATCATATTGATATACAGAGCTTTAACTTAGTAATATGTTGCTAAAAGAGCAAAGAAGTAGCCTTATGTTATCTTGTCATATATGTAGGTTATAAGATAAGTATCTACCTCATTATTATCTTGCCACAATCATAAAATTTTAATAGTTATTTTTTCACCTTTATCATGCTTGTCTTTAAGGAGTTTGTATAACTCTTTGAAGGTTTTTCTACTGTTTATTACTTGGCCTTTAACTTTATTGACACCTACTAATAGGCATCCTGCTGAGTCTTTATCAGTATTGCCTGCATGAATAAGTATGCCTTCAAATCCCTTTACATTAAGTAGTCTTGGCACTTTACCATTACATACTTGCTTGTAAAAACTATTAGTACAGTACTTAGGAGAAATTACATCTAAGGTAATCTCATAAGTACCCTTTGGAATAGCTGTAATTGAAGGTTTCTTCAATTCTCTAATCTTGGCTATGCTCATAGAGTCATCTAACCCTCTATCAGCATCTTCAAGTACATTGCAAAACCACTTGCCATCTATAGTAAGATTACTTATGGTGTAGCTCTGCTTCTTCCATTTTCTGTCCACTATTAACTCCATGCTCATTAAAAAGGTTTAAGTTTTTCTTTCTTAATTGGCAGGTAAGGTCAGTACATATAGAACTCATAAGGTTAAACATCTGTTTCCTAAGCTCCCCCACTTCCTGCTCTAACTCTGTATTTCTTTTTAGTACCTCTTCCAACCTCTCTCTATTATCAGAAGAGAGATTCTCATAAAAGTCCAATGACTCTTTCATGTTGCTTATAAGAGTACTATCAACTTCACTATTATACTTCTTTCTTGCAAAGAACCATGATGTCCAACCACTAACTATTGTGGTAATAAGCCCTATACATCCTGTGATTAATATTCCTAAGTCAATCATTATTCTATAATCTCTACAAATTTATTATTAATTTCTTTTATGTAGGGATTCTTCTCCTTTATATATACTTCCATTACCCAATGTTTTCTTTGAAACCACCTAAATAAAAAGAACTTTTTAGGTGGATTAATGGTTTCTTTTCTTTTATTAGTTATAATATATTTCTCACTAATAAAAGTAGGCTTAGTGTATATAAGATTAGGGTACTTTAATCCTAGTCTTATATTATACCATTTATCTCCTATCAAAGTATCTAATGCTAACTCTTTATCTTTGAATATTGTATCAGTAAAAAGTACTGTGTCTCTTTTAGTAGATTTTGATAGAAGATATTGCATTTGCTTTAAGTTCTTGTCTTTTATTTTTAACTCCTTTCTGACATCATTCATCTTTTGCAGAATAGAATCATTATAATAGTTAAGTTGCTCTATAGTAAATTTGAATACTTTATTCTTTTCTTTTAGAGAAGTATTCTCAGCTATAAATGCTTTTTGATTAGACATTGATACTGACATTTTCTCTTCAAAATCTTGATTTCTGCTATACAATATATATATACTTATAGTAAGTAAACTTACTAAAATAACTATCCCAAGACTTATATATTTTTTTACCATAAAAACATAACTTTTTATTAATTTATTAAAGTGCAAATATATAAAAAGTAAATCACCTATACAATAGCATAAGTGATTTACTTATGATTAGTTATTATACTTTAATGATATGTATGCTATCTCAATACCTTTTGAATTAGAACCTACTTCTATATTAATATTTTCAGTGTTATCATCAATAATTATTGGAACTCTAACTATCTTCCAATATGTATTAACTAGCTCATTTACAGTAACTATGGATTTATTTTTCTTTCCAACTTTAATATATAAATTATTATAGTCATAAGAACTTTCTGTTATTTGAGTTCCTGAACCATCAGAATATATAGGTGGAAAATACCTACACCATATTTCAAGATATGCAAGATTAGTGCACTCTTTTAATAATGATTTGTTTACAGAGCATTTTAATGATACTTTATCAGATACTTTTACAATAGAAGAGCATCCTGTAGGATATGAATCAGTACCTTTAGTATGTTCATAAATATCACTTGTAGTAACATTGTTCCAATTACTATCTTGAGTACCAACAGGTGCAAAAGTACTTGAAGGTAGAAGCTCATTATTAGGATTATTTCTATTATAATTAAGAGATACCTGTCTTCTATTATACAGTTTAGTGCCACTACCATAACAAGTAATGGTAATATCACTAATACCTATATTAGTACCTATTAATAGTAAATGAACTTTATCCAAATCAATTGAGGTATTTGGTGATGTAACTACATATTCACCATCTGATAATGCAATCTCTTCCCAATGGCCTGCAGTATCTTTTATAATATCAGATGAATCATATCCAATACTTCTATAACTATAGGGAATACTAGAATCACCATTACCTGTTACTTTAGTTAATGTACCCCCTGAGTTAGTAGAAGAATTAGAAGGAGTACAAAAGATAGAACCTAAAGAGCCTGCATCACCCATATTTTCAACAACCTTCTGAACAGTAAATACTTGAGTATTACCATCATTAGAGCTTGTATATGTGTCCCCAACTGAAGGCTTTTCTGTTATACTTGTATAGTCAAATCTAGTATATCTAGTACAATTATTATAAGGTTTTATAAGCCTGTTTAATACATAAACTTTACTTATCTCTCCTGTATTTTTAACTTTTATGCTTACTCTAGATATATTTTTAGCTAGATAGGGTAAAGTTACTGAGGCTAGACACACATTGCCAAAATTAACTTCAACTCCTTTTTGAATATTTTGGTATTCATCTGTTTGTACTGTCTGTTTAGCAGAACTACAATTATCTACAAGACTTGGGTCTATAATGTGTGTGTGACCAACATTTATTTCCTGAAACTTTTCAGCCCTTTCTATATTAGTCCTAAAAAGAAGACTATCTAAGCTACTATAATTCTCTCCTCTAAGTCTAAATAATTTAATGGATTTTTCAGGTCTCTCAAGTCCCTTCAAATACATTTCATAAGGATCAGCCTCTATTGCATTAGTTCTAGTACCTGCATGACTGCCACCCCAAAATGGTCTATAATGAGAATCAAAAGATTTAGGTCTTAAAATATCACAATAAGTAGCAATATCAAAAAATAAATAATTATGCTCTATTGCATAATTTAATAATGCAGTCTTTACAGAAGTATTACTCTCACTATTATCATTAGTATGATACTCAGTACATATTATAGGCTCTACCCCTAACCCTTGTAATACTGTACATATATTATCTAGACTATCTATATAGGCATCAACTCCCATGTATGATGTATCATTAGTAAAACAACACATCATTGCATACTTAGGAGCAATGTCCTCAAAAGGCAGTGTATTGTACCTATTCACACCATATCTTATATCACTAAGTCTTCCAATATAAGTATCACCACTAATACCCCAATTAACAAATTCATAATCAGAAAATAAAGATAGTTTATTTATATAAGCTTTGTTTTTAACAGTATAATGAGATTCTGTATAACTATCTCCTATTATAGCTATTTTATCTGAATTAGATATAGAGATAGTAGTAGGATTACCATTATTAATTTTTTTTATACTATTATCTAAGCGGCTAATGATATTTGAGCTTAAACTTATATAATCATTACTATAATCTTCTTTTTCAAATTTTTGCCAATAAAATCCAACATACACTGTCTTTTCTAATAGTGTAGCAAAAGTTGCAGTATTAGTAGCACTTCCTAGAAAAGCTTTTTCTTTATCAAAACATCTAATCCCTATGTAGTTACCATTTATACTATATGATAAATTAGATCTACCTCTTACATCAATTAATGGAAGTCTTCTATAAACTTTACTTTTATCTAGTATAGCTATACCTTGTGTATCATAATAAGAATCATATATTATGTATTTATCCAACTTTCCCAAAGATAACTCTAAGTTTGTTATATCTTTAGTATTTTTAGTAATCTTATCTATCCCTGTGTATAAATTAGGTATTAAAATACCTGGAGCAGTATAGCCTGTAATATTCTCACTGTACTTGATTTGAATAAGATCATCATCCCTATCACTATTATAAAGTGAAATTCTAATAAATCCATCTTGCTCAGGTACAAATGTAGGATTAATCATATCATCTGTATACGTAGACTCTATAAGAGTCTTTTCATCTGTAAACATTAATGCTTTTCTGACTCTTGGAGAGGCAGATATAGGTTTTCCTGCTTTTATGGGTATAAAATCAGTGGTATGATAAAGAGGGTAGTCTACAACACTTCCGTCTTTATCTATATAACCTTTTGTACATGTATCCTTCATATACACATTATCGCTGATAACAAAATCTATTTTATGTTGTATACTATAGCTATCATTATATATACAGCTATCAGAATAGTCATCTTCCCTTTTTTGCCAATAAATTAGGCATTTTACACACCCTGCAGGAGGTACTATTCTAGTTGGGTATGTATTATGAAATCCTCTTGTGGCGGATTTATTGCCTATAATTAAGCCTTCAGCATTTTGAAACCTTACAGTACAAAAGTTACCTTCTATTTTAATATAAAATGGGTCTTTAGTATTTAATACAGGAAGACATCTATATCTTAAAGTACTCGCATCTTGCACAAAGTTACCCAAGGAATCATAATAAGCACTATATATAACATCTTCTCCTATAGACCAACAATTACTTAATTTTACTTCATTCTTTGTTAAGGTTTCCTGTATTTTTTCCTTATTAGATGTTTTTTCATATATATGATTAATGGGACCACTATTAATGTCAAGATATGTATTTGAATAATCATCTGTAGATTTCCTCCAATACAATCCTACATATTTAACATTACTTTTAAATGTATATACTACTGTATCCTCCTTATTTTCGTTAATTAGCTCAACATCTCCACCACTTATATACTCCATGTTCTCATTATATGTTTTAAAAGCACCCCCTGAATAAGGTAACGAGTGTAGAACTAAAGAAGAATTACATGGTATAATAGGAAATCTTCTATACACATCTGAAGGGTCTTTATCCACAAAACCTGATGGATTGTAATACTCTCCCTTTTTTACGTTATTTTCAAATTGTAATAGGGCATTAAGTAAGTTAATATTTTTATCTGTAAGAGGAATAGATTCCCAACAAAAATCATTTCTCCATTCTGAAAGAGAATCACCATTAAATGTAATAAAATTCCACCCTTCTTCACTAAGAAATCTACCACAGAATCCAAGTGTTCTATCCTCTGAAGGTACTTTACCAATAGCCTGTGACAGAGTTAATACTTCAGCAGTATTCGATGAATTATAATTAGTTGATATATTAATCACACTTCCCCTCTTTGCGAAGTGGTTTATACTACTAACTTCATCTATAGCTCCTTGTAGATTAACAGCTTCTAACTTACTTGTATTATTATTATAACTAACAGCATTTGCTGTAGATGCTCCTCCTGTAGCTGATATATCTTGTATAGCTTTTTCCATTTGAGTACTCCTATTATCAAGAGTACTAAGATGTGTGTTTGTTTCTTCATAAGCTTGCTGCAAATTCTTAGTATCCCCATTAAGATACATTTGCTTGGCATCTCCCAATTTACCCTTAGTTGTTGCAGCATTTAATGAATCAGTTAAATTAATTGCCATATTATTTATTCATTAAGATATTATTAAATTCCAAGTCTGTGCTGTAAGAGAATTTACAGTTCTATAAGCTTTATAGTCCCCAAGAGCTGTTGTTATAGTTTGGACTGTTGCTAATGTAACATCAAATCCTTCTGATGTTACTTTATTAATAGTTAAATAAGAGGGTACTACCAACCATATATACTGATTATTATTAGTATTAATTGAGGGATTAAAAGAAACATTAGAAACTGAATACATCTCAAAAGTATTTAGTACATCTTCTGTTATATTAGAGCTACTATGCCTCCCTGCATAACATATGTATCTTGTAGTAAAAGTACTCTTTGTAGTATGCCCCTCTGCTCCCACTTCTAGTTTGAAAGTTTCTTTATTATTTTCAATAGAAGTTTGGATAATACCATTTGCAGCAGGTGTATTAGTTAGCGTTTTTACTGTATTATCACCCAATGTTTTTGTTAGTTTCAAGGTATCTCCTACAAAATCCTTATCTGTATGTTTCACATTAAATGATACTATATGGTACCTATTATTAAATGTCACATTCATAGAAGGTATAATAGGGTAAGTACTATTTTGAAGCTCTGTTATATCCTCTGACATATTTGAAAATCTAGTTAATATGTCACTAGGTAGGCCAGTTGCAGCTTCAATAGCATTTCTTAAATCTGTATCTATTTTATCTATAGTAACAGCTCCTTGCTTTATATGTTTAGATTTAATAGCATCAGCCTCTAGTGCTTCTCCACTTTCTATATTCTCTACTTCTACTTGAATAGTCTTTCCATTATTCATGTAAGTAGCTTTAGCATAAGTTATAGGATATATAGGTTCTTGAGAAGTATTATTACCAATTAAATCTTCTCTTAATTGCTTAATTTTTCCCATAATTCTATGATATTAATATTCTTCTAGTAAAGTCTGTAACTTTATCTACTTTATTAGATAATTCTTTAGTAAAATCCCTTAAAGTAAACTCTTCTTCTCCATCTATACTTATAGTATATTTAACTGCATGACCTCCTGTAGTAGGTAGCCAAGAAGCAGTACCATATCCATAATTTATATCAGTAAAGAAAGTATAGTCATTACTTTGGACAGTTTTTAACTTACTAAGATTGGCCTCTTTTATACTCTCTGAATTACCTATATTAGGCCATAGGTTTTGAGTATTAGAAGCTTTATTGTCTTCTATAATATCTCTAAATCTTCTCATTTACTTGATTTTTGAGTTGTTTTATTTATCTGCTTTTCTTTAAGTCTTGCATCAGACTTTGCCTTATCCTTATCAAACTCTAATTTTTCTCTATCAAGTTTGAGTCTTTCATCAAATTGCCTTATTGACTCTAGTAGCTTATCCTTAGCTTTTTGTGAGTACTCAGGTTCTACTATACCATCATCTTCATTTTGTTTAGCATAGGCATTCATTTGTGCAATAAGAATCTTAGTCTCATTATCTCTTTGATTAAGAGTATCTTCTTGCTCCATCTTAGCTTGCTCCATCTGAGTCTTCTGTTCTATCTCTTGTTGCTGTATCTTCAATTGCTGTTGCTGAGCTTGAGCCTGTCTTTCTTGAATATTTTTTTCATCCTTTTCAACAAGTCTTTGCTTCTCAGCAAGTGAAGATGAACCAAATAACTTCATAATAGTTGAGAATGACAGAGTTTGATTCTGTAGAGCTGCTTGAGCTAAAGTATCTAGCTTTTGGTTAAGTTCTTGGACACCATTACTGCTATCTACTACAAGACCATAATCAGCCTCTGCAAATTCATCACCATCTATATCCATAACTCTCATTGAATTATCAGATAAAATATATTGGAACTTCTTGCTTCTGCCTCTTAATGCTATCTTAGCTGTTTCAAGCAAGCACTCTAATGCTCTCTTCTTAACATCTTCATGCACTACAAATAACCACTCTGTAATATGAGAAGACTGCATCATACTCCTCTCTACTCCACCTACTGTCTCTCTATTACTTACTTGACCTTCTCTCTGTTTGGTAATACCTGCAACTTCTGACATTTCCATCTTGATAAATTCAAGAAGATTAATGTATTGTTGTATCTGATTACCATCAGAAGCTGCAATTACACCTGTGGAAGCATTGTTTAATGCACCTGCAAGTTTACCTGTAGCTGCACCTACATTACCTTCATTGAAGCTATTTTCTACTGCAAGACCCATTGTCTTCGCATAGTATAACCACTTCTCTACATCCCATCCTTTAGGCTTTTTGGCAAAGTCAAGTCTAACTAATGAACCCCAATTTCTTGCTATCAGTTTATTCAATCTGTCATGTATTGCATCATACAAGTAATTGTATGGCTTCATCATGTCTACTAAGCTGAATGGTCTATTGTCATTAAGGTTGTAAATAGAGCCTATAATTCCAAAGTGACATCTTGAAGGGTTACTCAGTCTGTTATATTGGACTACTCTTGGTCTCATATTGACATAAATATCAGTACCAATCTTAGTTCCTTCCCATGCTTCATTGATGTAGAATATCTGTTCCTCTTCTCCTGCATCCTTATTTATTACATAAGTCTCGGGGTAGAAGTTAAATACTTCTTCACCTGTTTGAGGGTCATAACTTCTTACCTTCTTAATCTTTCTCCTTGACTTCCAATATACTCTAAGTACTCTCAAGTTTCCTGCAACATCATAAGGTAGAAGTGAGTTATTAACTCCATCATATCCTCCTAATGGGTCCCAAAAGAAACCATCTGTACTTATTTCATCTCCTGTCATGTAGTTATTGACAAAGCCATATCTTTCATCTATGTTATCCATAGAGTCTGTAGCAGCTTGGCCTACATGGTCAGGCATCTTCTCTATGTACTCCATATCTTTCTTTGTCAATACATCATAATAGGTATCAATAACCTTGCTTGGACTCCAATAATCTTCAAGGATTATCATATCTGCATCCTCAATCTTATTGCTATATCCTGACTTAAAGATTCTTACCTTGAGTGGATTTAATCTCTCAATAACAGGCTCTCCTCCTACAATATCACATTGATAAATTTCTTCACCAACTGCCATTGCATCCATGAAGCCTTGGTTAAACATTAAAGGAATATTCAACTCCTTTATATAGTGGTTAAGGAGAGCATTAGCCCTAATTTCCCTCATGTCCTGCCACTCATAACTGTAATAGTCATTTATCTTTTCAAGCTCCTGATTGGCCTCTTCCTCTGACTGAGAAGTATTAGATACCCACTCTTGTAGCTTCTGTAGTAATTCTTGCTTCTTATTATTCTCTATCTCTGTAATAGCATTAGGGTTAGTAACTACTACTTTGAAGTCAAAGATTCTTTTACTTTCCTCACCTCTAAGCACATTCAACTTACTATTCATAATAGGATAGTGTTGAATCCTATCAGGTATGAAACCTGCCTGTAGCTTTTCAGGATTCAGTATCATTTCAAGGTCACTCATATGGAGTTTACCATTGAGTAAGTCATATGCTATCTTTTTATGAATAACACTCTTCCTTACAAGACTATAGTTAAAAAATGTCTTTGAATCAGCCCAATCCAAGTGAGCAGCTCTCCATTTCTTGTTTTTCTTTGAAAAGGGTAACTGCTGTGGTGGCAAATTTATAAAATTATTCATACTCCCATTTATATCCATAAGCAGTCTTCCTCTTTCCAAGACAACAGCAACTTATATGACCATCTTTGCCATTTAAGTGTCTTTCTGCCTCTGAAGCAGAGGAAAATCTATTAATAATATTATCATCTAAATCTAATTGAAATACAGCTTTACTGAATCTCTTTATTACTGATTTTCTTTTAATTTCTTCAGTAATATTGCAAAGTACTATATGATTAAAGTTGTTCCAACCATATTTTATTATTGCATTGTAGAACTTTTTACACTTAGTATATCCATGATTTGTAATACCAACATATACTTTCTTATTTTTAGGATTTACATGTAAATATACTATGTATGTCTTATCTTCCATACTTCAATTTAATTACTAGGCAAAGGTAAGTAAACTCCTTAACCTATGCAAGTATATAAATAATTTATTAGCCATTAGCTTTCATTTTTACTAAATTTACTGCTTGAATCTAAAGTCATAGTTTCTCTCAAAGAATGGGTCATTTGAAGGGTCATCTTTCTTTACCTTTTCTCTAGATTCTCTATTAAGATTATTGCCGTATAATATAATGTATTCCTCCCTATAAAGCATAACCATTCCCAAGGCTCTAATTCTATCAACATTAATTTCAGGATTAAACTGTATAGCTTCCTCAATCAATGCTCTTGTCTTTAATAGGTATAAACATGGAATTTGCACTATTTCCTTATTACCATTTTCATCTGTCCTTTCTACAGGAACTAGTTTATTAAACCAATCTTTTATAAGTCTATTTGCAAAGTTATTTACAGAAGCTGTTGCAGATACTCCTTTAGCTGAAGACCCGAATCCATTATATTTGATAATCTGCTTATCCCTTAAATATTGAGGAGTATCAGCTAATAAATAAGTACTGTGCATTCTTTCCATGTAAGAGTAACATCCCTTAATATTACTTTCATATAGTACTTTACCATTATAGAATAAACATAATTTTCTCACTATTTCATGCATATCATCTACAAAATCTGTTCTACCTGTAAATTCTGCAACTATCCTATCAGTAAATAAATCAAATACAAATACAGATGCTAATGAATGAGATTCTGCTTGGTCATTATTTGTAGGGTCATATCCTAATATATATCTATTATCAAACACAGTTCCTGTACTATCTTTCTCAGGCATAGTGTATATTTCTAATGCCCCTTTAGTGTCATTGTCTACAGGGAATTTCCTAATAGGTATATCACCTGTAGGTCTAAATTCTACTTGGTTAGAGTTACTAAAGAACAATTCTCCTATATATACGTCATCATAAATATTAGGATTAGTGTCTAACTGTTGTGCTCTTTCATTCAAAGCAGCTACAGGAAAATAAGCATCTTTTACCTTAATTATAGCTTCAGCAGGTGTAACAGGATCCTCTGCTATAACTTTTAATACTGAAGTAGGGTCTGCCCCATACTTAGCTTTATATCTATTCATAAGTACTTGTAAAAGAGCTTTAACTACATCACTTATACCATCCTTATTATAGCACCCTGCTCTGTTTATATATGATGGAAAGAAGAAACCAAAAGTATCTCTACCTTGTCCCTTCTTATCATAAACATTTTTTAGTGATTCAATGTTATAGGATTCTGTAGCATATAATAGAGTTTTGGCAGATTGGAAGTTGGCTTCTTTGTTATTTGCAGTACCTATTAAGTACATTAAAGCAAAAGTATAATCGCCATCTTCTACTGATTTTCTTGTTACATCATATAGATCAAGAAGAGAAGGAAAATTACCAAACTCCTCAAATAGGATAAATCCTCTTTTACCTCTTAATTTATCTGAATCATCTTTGGCTGACACTCCAATAACTTGGTTTAGAGAGCCTTGATTTCTACCATACTCATCTTTATATCCCATCTGCCAAGTCATTTCATTAGATGACTGTTTTAACATTAATCTTGGAAAGGGAGTATTCTTTGATAGAAATGATAATATAGGAACAAACTTACTTAATGTACCATCCTTATCATCTTTAAGGTATTCTTTTTGGTAAGCAGTCAATACAGTAATAGTTCTTCTATTTGACTCCTCTGATTCCCCTATTATTAAGTTGTGAGACATTATAGCTGCTAGTCCATAAGACTTGGCACATCCTCTCTTTGCTAACTCTACTGCATGATGGCCATTATCTCTAGCACTTTTAAGATATAAATATCTCCACCAAATACCTTCAAAAAAGTATGCAAAACCTTCAGTTCTTATAGCCTTCTTCTGCCCCTCTTTATACTTATTAATCATCATAGGACAATAATTAAGAAACCAATATAGATAGCCAGGTATATACATACCATCAGTCTCTCTTAACAGGCCATTATAACATCTATCTATTTCCCTGTCCCAATATTTTCTATACTCACTATTAGGATTACTATTGGGTCTAAGGAATGTATAACAACCATTCTTTAGATAGAATAATGCAGGCTGCCTAAACCAATCTGCATTTTTAAAAATGGGGGGATTAGTAATATCTACTATAGCTCTCCCTTGAGAATCTTTAGGAAGAGATTCTATAGTTGGTCTAGAAGGTGAAATTAAATTCTGAATAAAAGGTACAGTAGATACAACATCCATAAACTGTTCTCTGACTTCCTCAGGATAGGAATTTAATAACTCTTCAGTTATAGGAGTTTGATACTTGTTAGTTTTTACTATCTCTGCCATAATTAAAGATCTTCATACATACTCTTTTCCACTGCACCTCTTACTTTGTCATTTTGTACTATTTCCTTAGCAATGGTTCTTTCTGCCTCATCTAAGTCCTTTATAAGAGAAGGTACCAATTTAATAGTAGATGTGATAGAATTAAGAGTATAAATAGGCTTATCTTTATCATCTCTAGCATCTAAATCTATATCTCTGAGGGCCTTTCTTAATTTATCTACAGCAACTCTTGTGTCCTCAAGGAGTAATGCAGATGTAGGTCTAAATGTCTTATAATATTCTATAGCTTCACTTAATAAGCTATCTATCTTAAAGTCTTGAGGTAACCCTTCGCCTTCAATAATAGCTTTAAGCCTTTCATCTTCATTAGTCAAATATTGATAATCACTTCTAGGGTCTATATAAAAATATATCAGTCCTAATTCTTGAAGGAATCTTGACTTGTCTTTAGTTTTATCTCTTGTATATAATTTCTTGAATACCTTTAAGGTAAGAATTTCAGGCTCAAAAGTTAATTTATACCCTTCATATTTTAATAGTTTCATATTCTCCTTGTATTACTTGTTCATATTCCTTAGTGCCTATAAAACCAAATAACTTAGTACTTAGTAAAATATCCATACTTCTATTCACACTTTCTTCTTGACCCTCTATCAATTTAACAGTTTGAGAGATACTAAAGAGTTGTTGCTTTTTATCAGGTTTTACAAACCATAATATCATCTCATAAAATTTATAAGCTTTGAATGTAGGACTTGGAGTAATAAGTTTTTGTAGAACTAAATGCCCTTTGGTACTTATATTTAACTCTTTCCTTTTTTCCTCAATATGCTTATTAAGTCCTTCTATAATGTCTTCAGCTTTCATACATAAATATCATCTTTCATACATAATCCATAAAGTAAACTACATTAATATCATCTTTCATATCTTGTGTAATAACAGGATTATGTTTCCTAGCCCATCTCTTAATAGTGCTAAACCAATTCATCCTTTTAATATTTTGCCAAAATGAAAGATTTGAATAAAAAGGAATATAAGTATAATCCATTAGGATTAAATCTTTACTATATAATACTTTCCAATTCTTTTTAATGGCTGAGAATACTAAATTAGAATACTGATGAGAAACTTTATAAATAATAGACTTAAATACTTCTTCATCATCTTTAGTGCCTTTTTCAAGAATTAATCTAACTCTAAAATCAGATAAATCTTCCATTAACTCAGATAATGTATTATAGTATTTACAAAAATCAACTAATCCATGACATAATTCCCATTGACTATCTTTAGTTCTATGTACTCTTATATCCAAGTATTTTATACCTAACTTTTCCTGCTCTTTTAGTGTCTTTGTTTGTGTTCTCCATAAAAAGGAAAACAACTCAAATATTCTATTTTTAGCTCTTAAATAAGTAAAACTATCATGTGTTCCTATCATAATATAATAATTAAAAAAGAGGTAATCGGAATCCCAATTACCTCCTTTGAGTTATACAATTAGTTTCTTCTTCTCTTGTTGAATGATTGGTGAAGGGGTTGGGTCAGGAACTTCCTCATACTCTTCAATAATGAAGTCAATATCCCTATCCTGCAGCAATAGGCATTGCTTTCCATCCATCTCAACAACATCAAAGTTGTAAGTTATAATAGGGTTATCAGTGATTACTCCATCCTTTAGAGAACCTTCTTGATGCTTCTTCACACCAAATCTAGTAGGATTAACCCATACCAAGTCACCAACTTTAATATCTCTAACAGAGCTACCCACTGCAAGTACTCTTTGATACTCCTTCAAGCTGCCTTCTCTCTTAGTCACATCAATAAGACCTGCTCCTACCATCATATCCTGCTCATACTTATTCATTGTAGTAATAAGTGCAGTAAACATTGGCTTTATCTTCTTAATCCTCAACATACTCAATGACTTTTATACCATATTCTACAGCACAAGTGTGCTCAATTTTACAACCTCTATACTTATTCCAATCCTTAGCAAAATATGCAGCATCTGCTCTAGATAACAGCTCCACTGATTTACCCAAGAACCATAGAGGTCTTGCATCTATTGGTGCATCTTTGAAGAAGCTATCAATTACTTCCACATCATCATTGAGTACTGCCTTAGCCTCTTCCACTGCTTTGGCTCTTTCTGCTTCTATTTCTTCATCTGTCTTACCCTTCATGGGCTGACTAATAAACAATTTCTTCATTTCTTCTCCCTTAGCTGTTTTATAAACTTGAGTCTCTTTTTCACACCTAACATCCTATCATAAGTGCAAGTCAATTTACCTAGTGATGGAATGTTGAAATTTGTTCTTAACTTAGCAAAATCTTTTTCATTAAGATTCTCCTTTAATGGCAAGGACTGTATGGATTTGTTAATGAATAACCAAAATGCCTTATATGTTTTATCTACCACTTCTTTAGGTAAATTCAACTCTTCAGAAACCTTACCAATTATATCAGTATAATTCATTTCAATTCAAAAAGTAACAATAGTTGGAAAGTGTCAGTATCCTCATCAATGTTAGGAATAAACCTTGGATTAATCTTGCCATCAATGATAACCTTATTCTTCCTTAGCTTGCCCATAATTACTTGAAAGTGTGGGAGAGTGATATTACATTCTTCCCTTACTTTCTTCTTTGTATCTTCACTCATTGTAACCTTATCAAGTATCTCATTGTCCTTGATAACTTTACTGAGTTCATATCTCTGCTTAACAAAGGATGTAATTACATCAATCTCTCTTTCAGTTAACTTATGAAAAGGCTCTAAGAATTTGAACCAATGCCTGAAGAAGCTTCCACTCAAAGAACATGGTACTCTAACTATATTATTAGGCTTCTTCATATATATTTATATTACTCTTCAGTTTTAATATTTGAGGTTTCTTCCTTAATATTTGAGGTTTCTTCTTTATCATCTTCCTCAGGTACTGTCAGAAGTTCCTCAATTTCAGCAATACACTTTTCAAGAAAGTCTTGTTGGAACATATGTCCATTCTCTACTACCTTAAACAAGTAATCAAGTCTCTTGAATATATTACTCATATTAGCAGCCTGTAACTTCATATACAACTGCTTAACCTGCTCACTAAGCTGATGAGCTATGTTCTCTAACTGCTCATAAGACATCTTCTCAGGTCTCTCTGTTTCCTTTGTTGTTGGCTGCACCTTTTCCTTCTGCTCTTCTTTCTGCTCTTCCATTTTATTTATAATTAAGTTGTTAATACTCTTCAAGGTATCTGTGTCCATATCTATTCTTGTAGAGGGTATCCCATTCCTCTATAGAACATTCTTCTATATCAGTGGAGCCACACTTATCACAGTAATCTGAATCCTCCATTCTTGGAATGTTCCTAATATTCAATGATAGACAATGCTTACAGTATAGTACAGGTACTTCATTGTAATCATTAGGCTGATTTTCTGTGTTTAAGTTGCTCATAAATCATCTTCTTTCTTTCATTAATAGTCCTACTGTGATGTCCCTTTCTCTTACAAGTATTAGCTTTATTATTGAAAGGTCTCTTAGGGGAGATAATACCATCAAGAGATACATAACCTCTTCTGATTGCTCTTCTTACAGACTTAAACTTGTTTACTGCTTCATAAGTTCTTAGGTGAAGAATACTTTTCTCATAGAAATCTCCCACAATATCTACTCTATTCTTCTCCATGTAATCCTTAAACTCCCCTTCACTCATAAGAGGTCTTTCTACTATCTTCTGCTCTTCCATTTCCATAATGTTTTTATCTATGTTTTTATCTATGTTTTTATCTATAGTAGATTAATACAAATTGACCATTCTCTTTAAGTAGAGAAACTATATTCTCTCTTTTAATTCTTTCTTCATTGGCTGCCCTTACAATACCTCTGATTGTAGTATCAGTTAGCACAGTCATAATTTGAGAACCTTCTGAACCATTGGTCTTTTTGGTTCTTGTCATCTTTGCTTTTTCTATCTCTTCCATATAAAGTAATTTAGTTACGGGGGGAGGATTTGAACCTCCAACCTCAAGGTTATGAGCCTTGCTAGCTACCATTGCTATCACCCCGTGATATATTAGAGCAGATACACATTAACAAGTGTTACATACTAACCTTTATACTATACCTGCAAAAAGAGCCTCTTATAGGAATTAAATCCATAAATTAACCTTTATACTAAAGAGGCATTGTAGCTTCAGTGGGATTTGAACCCACAAGAACATTACTGTTCAAAGGATTTTAAGTCCTTCGTGTATACCATTTCCACCATGAAGCCATCCAATATCAATAAGGCTTTACATCACATAAATGAAATAAATAGTCATACTTATTGACATTCTGAATAAAGGTCTCACATTCAGATGTTATACCTTTATATATGGTTTCTTGAGGAATCTTATCATAGAATGCAATAGTAGCAGACTTAACCTCACTTATAAAGTCAAAAGCATTCAGTGCATCACTTGGAGTTCCTTTGATTACATTAGGTTGTATCTTGCCAAGTATTCCCATGTATCCTTCTGCAAGCCCATCTTGATAATCTGACAGTATATCAAGGAACTCATCAAGATACACATGGATATTCTTCTTAGGTGCTGCCCAATGCAGATTCTTACACTTAGTCTTCCAACCTTCAAGCTGATTTAAGAAGTTAATAAAGAACTGAGAAACAGATACTTCTGTACTTCTGCTTGATTCCATTGGAGTAAATAGGCTATCTTCTTCAAACATATTCTATTATTTTGATGTTGCAAAAGTAAGCAAAATAATTAGAACTATCAAACATTTTCCAATTATTTTTAGTACCCTCTAAGAGATTCGAACTCTTATACATTACTGTGTATGCTCCTAAGGCATATGTGTCTACCATTCCACCAAGAGGGTAAGAGCCTAGATTAGTATAACCTTCATTATACTCCCTTTTATAACTAGGCAGGGGCAGGACTTCTGCTTAACTAATCTGTTACTTATAGCCTTAATGAACTCTGTGTTAAGGCACTCACATAGATTCTACGACATCTAAAAGGGACTAGCTACTAATCAAGAACCCTAAGAGTTACGTTGCTACATTATTCTAGAATTTATAGCTTTATTAGATACTTCTAATTTATTTATAATTATGGGAGTAAAAGGAATCAAACCTATTGTGTTAGTCTAGTACCCATCTATCATCTAAGCAGTACTCCCATATATATTTATTATTCACCCCAACATCAAAGGAACTATATTCCAATTGGAATAGTTCCTGAAGGTATCCAAACATAAGACTTAGCAGCTTGTCTAGAGTATGCTTTAATACCTCTCTTAATTAATGAAATAATCTTTTTCATAACAATTAAAAGTTTAGAGTTAATAATATATTATGTTCCCCTACTCTCAAGATTAAACATTAAACATTAAACATTAAACATTAAACATCCACCATCAATGCTTTGAGGGAATATTTGCTGAACCTTGAGTTTACTGTTTAAGAGGTAGTGGCTTTAGCTATAGGAGCATTATTTCTTTTCATACTTTTCAGACCATGCCTTTGTTATGCCTGCAGATGTAAATACAGCAGCAACAGCACCTATATAAGCAGCTAAACCATTTAAGTCTGTTGCTATAGTATGGCTATATATTACCTCTACTATAAGCAATACTGCAGGTACTAATAGTAGTATTAAACCTATTACTGTAACTACTACAAGGAAGAAGTTCTTTGAACTAACTCCTGTATTATTCTTTATAAGTTTATCTATGTAACACATAACTTAAGACTTGGATTTAAATCATCAGATTTGCAGTCTGTGTCCTTAGACCACTCAAGTACTCCAAGATAGTACTCACAAAGGGACTTGAACCCTTGACTTTGAATATATAAGATTCTTGCTCTAACCAACTGAGCTATGTGAGTATATTAGGGTGTCTGATGGGATTTATCACAATCCAAAGCTCTACCATTAAGCTACAGACACAGTTCTGATGAGTAGACTCAAACTACTAACTACTGCCTTATGAGAGCAGCTTTCTATCATTGAAATACATCAGAATATGTAGGGATAATAGGATTTGAACCTATAACTCCTTCTGTATCAGAGAAGTGCTCTAACCTTTGAGCTATATCCCTTAATTTGTTGCTCCTATAGGACTTAAACCTATGACCTTTGGTGTGTATTCTTAACCACTGAACTAAGGAGCATTGATAGGGCAGTTTCTTTAACCTCTAACTGCCCAAAAGAGGATTCAAGCAAAAAGCTTAACATTATGAAAACATGAAAACATAGTGTGGAGCAAGAGGGATTTGAACCCTAAATTTGACTTTGCAAAAGTCATGTGTTAGCCATTACACCACAAACCCCATTAGTATAGTAGACAGGACTTGAATCCAAATGAGAGGGCAGTTACCTAATATTAGTAGATAGCTCCATATTGTATTGGGTATGGGACTTAAACCCATCTCTCGAGATTGAAAACCTTATTCTAACCCAACATTTTTATGTATCTCTCTATGGCAGTTAGCACATATGCTATTACTCTTTATATACATTCCTTAAAGCATTTTGTAATAGTATATCATCTAAATTCCTATTACATATCCTACATGTTTTCATGTTAATTTATATAGTACCCTCTATAGGATTCGAACCTATATCAAAAGATTAGAAGTCTCTTATTCTGTCCATTAAACTAAGAGGGCATTTACCTTTACTATTGTTACCCCAACAAGATTTGAACTTATGTTACAGGAGCCAAAATCCTGTGTAATAACCAACTATACTATGGGGCAATAAAAAGGAATGTTACTCTAAAACAATTGGTTAAAGTAACACTCCTAACAATGGAAATTTCCTAAAACCAATCTCTATTTCTTAATAGCTCTACAAAGGTAAATAAAACATTTGAAATCACCAAACTTTTTCTAAACTCTTTTAACTCAAGTACCATTTTCTTGTCTTGAAGGAGTAAAAGTTAGGCTTTGGTTTTAGGTCTAATCTATATTCTTTAAGTAATTCCTACTAACTTGTTAGACCAAGACTCAGTATAAAAACTATAGTAGTTTCATTTAATGCACTATGTTATGTAGTAATGATGGGATTCCTATTACTATCTCAAGTATGCTTACTATGATCAAATTCATGTTGAATAGACTTTTGTGATGACATAGTTTACATAAGGGCATAGTATGGGGCACCTTATTATATATTATAGATTTATTTCCTATTATACTCTTTATACCTAAAGTAAGTATATTCTGAAACTGCTATAACCTCAGCAATGAATTCTTAATATAACTATTAATCTTCTTCATTAATTATTAGATATAATATATCCCTAGAGCTGGATTTAACAGCTTTTAAGATAACTATTTCTAGCTTCCTATCAATTACTTACTTCAGTAGACCAGGTCTTTTAATCCTCTAAAGTCTGATTCCCTGTGCCTTTTCTCAGTGTGATATGCTCAGACAATCTACCTTATAAAGTAATCATTTGTGTAGTATTGGGGACACCTCTCTATTATTTAATTATAGATACTACCCAACTTCTGCCCCACTACTTTCTAACCTCATGGGGGATAACCCAATCACACTTAGGTTCTACTAGGTGCAAAGATAAGTAAAAGAAATGATATAACCAAATGTATAAATAAAAAATTTATAGACTATAAAGATAATTCTTTTTTTTCTGATTTTTTTGAATAGCTTTTTGCCTTTGCAAGAGGGAAGATTTTTTTTCTAATTTTTTCTGAGAAGTCTTTTGCCTTTGTGTAAGAAGAGATTACTCTAACTACATTTTTTTGAGAAGCTTTTTTAGTACCTACATGAGGGAAGAATTTTCTCTGATTTTTTGTATCTGCATGAGGAGGGATTACTCTAACTACATTTTGATTTTTGAAAAGCCTTTTTGTAGTTACAAGTGGAGAGAATACATCAACTACATTTTTTTCTAATTCTTTTTGAGAAGCTTTTTGTAGTATTTACAAGAATGGTGAGATATTTTTTTTTCTCTAATTTTTTTTTGGATAGCCCTTTTGTATTTGCAAGAGTGGTGAATACACCAACTACATTTTTTCTAAAAAGCTTTTTAATACCTACATGAGGAGTATTTTTTCTAAGAATTTTTTTCTAATTTTTTTGGATAACCTTTTGTATTTACATAAGTGGAAGATATTTTTCTAATTTTTTTTTCTAAAAAGCTTTTTGTAGTATTTACATGAGTGTAGAATATTTTCTAATTTTT